ATGCTGGTCCGAATAGATCCAAAAACATATGCGGATAATTGGGAGACAGAATCCACTCTCTTCGAAAACAAAGAAATTTATAAACGCTTGAATCAGATTACCCCAAACGGTAATGTGCTGGAGATTGGATCAGGAGTTGGCCTTGCCACATTAGCATTAGCATCTTCCCACAGTGTGCTTGCTATAGATAATAATGTCCACTTAGTGAGCAAGGCTCGGGCGCGCCTTGCTGCTGCAAAATCCACAGCGGAGATCGTGATTGCCGACATCTTCGAGCCATCCGCTGAATGCGTGACTGCGATAAGAGATTTTTCGCCAAAAGTAATCACTGGTTGGTTTTTGGGTTCTCATGCAGACGATCAGGAGAGATACGTCGGAGCCGACGTGCCGTTAGAGCACTGGGCAAAAAAATACCGAGAGAACATAGAAGACGCTATGCTCACAACGAACATTTGCCCACCTTCGGTTGAGTGGGTGCACCTCGCTGGGCGAACAGGCATGATTGCCGGTGCGTCTGCGGATTTTGTTTCCCAAGAAACAAAAGATGATTACGACAAGTATGTGTTTTTGCCAAATGGTTTTGAGGTTATAGATGTTCAAGTGCTAGACTGGGACACCTCAGACAGTAGTTTCCAATATGGAGCAGCACCAAACCCAAATATATTGCCGGGCAAAAGCATACCTAAGATCTTATCGATATTAGCGAAGCGCAAGGGCTTATAAATTACTATTATATTCTTAGGGTAAAGAGCATGAATTACTGGCAGCCGGCTATAGCGGCTGCCATCTCTCCCCCGTACCTCCGCCCGCGCACAAAGTCCCGCGCCAGCGTCAGGACGATTTCACCTTCCGTCGCAGTCGATGGCAACTTATCAAGCTTGTAGACCGGGCGTGGCGGCGGCGAGCTGAGGCACGGCACCATTACCGGCACCTGGATGCGAACTGGAGCCGGCGGCGCGTGGCCGCAGCCAGCGAGCAGCACGGCCACGGCCGAACTTGCCAATTTGGTCAAGTCGACTATTTCCAGACTCATCGCACCGTGACTGACGCCCGGAATTGTTCGCAAACTCGCTCCTGCGCGAGTTTGCGAACATACGTTGGCGTACAGCTTGCAGGACAAGGTCGAGGTAGAGTGTCGGAGCGGCGACCTGCTGGAAAAGCGGGCAATGCTCATGCAGATATAGGCGGACTTTTTCGCCACGGCACCGGCGACGGCAAAGGTGACGCAAATACGCAGGGCGCCCGCGTAATCCATGCTGCACGACTATACAGGTGAGAACTCATCGACTTAGCCGATGTAAGGATAGTGACTGACCAAAACAACAACTATGACCGCCGCATATTGAGTTATTCTACTTCACCGACTTTCGTCTCCAGCTGAGCGCATCCGGCCAACCTATTAAATTAATATCTACATAAACGATGAAAAAAAAATTATTAAAGTGGTGGTATTTTAATGATCAACCATATGAGCTAGTTACATGCTTTATAGCCATGATGTTCTTCATATATATGAATTTTTCAAATTATTACTGGATGAGAGACTATTATTTCTACTTGGCACTAATCTCCGGAGCATATTTTTTTACTTTTTTAGCTCTTTTCCCATTCCGAATTCCGTACCAGCCGGAAAAATATATTTATCACTTCACGAACAAAAAAAGTTTTGACCTTATAAATGACAGCAAAACACTATATGGGGTTAGCGATGGCAGAGTTTACTTCACAGACCATTCTAAGAATTCACAATCTGGAAGGTATTTTGGAAAAAATTGTACCCATGCTATCTATTGCGTATCAGACACAGAATTATTTGAAGCATCGCCAGGATGGCGATGGAGCTACGGGTCATTAAAAAGAAGGAAAGGTGAGTGGAGAACCAAAGTTTCCGGCGATGTCAGTTTTAGCGGAGAATTAGACGGGGTATTGCACGGAAATAGAATCAATTACATCTCCAAAGAAATTTTAAATCCCAAGGTGGTCAAGCATCTTGGGATTTACAAAAAATATGCTGCACTTAAAATAATTCTAAGGATGGTGATATTTGAGCCCATTATGTTTCCAACATATTTCACTTTAACTTTGATCTATGTTTTATTTAAGATTAACCAAAAACACAATTCCACAAACTCTTCAATCTATGAGGATTTTCTTTCATTTCTTGCACCATTTTCAGGGCTATTTATTGTTGGTGCGTTAATTTTTCTATGGTTTCCAATTCAATACACCGTTGATGGATTTATGAGATCAAGGTTTAATAAATAATCTACAACCATCCAATAGCTATCACTCTTACTTCTGAGGCGGAGGATTCGATGCTTTAGCGAGGGAGTTGGATTACGCATTCGTTCATATGCTCTCTGGCCAGCAATGGCCAAGTGTATTTTGAGATTCGCATATAGTCACATCCCAATACAATTGCTTCCAACTATCCCTCATACCTCCTCCCAAGCGCCCAGTCCCGCGCCAGCGCCAGGACGATCTCGCCGTCCATGATCGCTGGCACCGCCCTGCCGCACTAGTTAGAATAGCCCGACCGGCTCTGCCGCCCGGTCCCAGCTGTAAATTATCAACTCCTTACGCTCGACTGCCTTGCCACCGCCGCCAACGCTGTACTGAATCCCGGTCGTATCCATCTGGAAACGCCCGAACACCCGTCGAATATCAGGATGGTCATTAAGGCTCAGGATAGCCTTCCCCTTCAGCCTGGCCATCAGCTCGGCCATTTTTTCGTACTGGGCGAATTCAAACTCCACGCCATAGCCTGCTGTCTCCCAGTACGGCGGATCCAGGTAAAACAGCGTATGTGGCCGGTCATAACGTTCCATGCACTTGTACCAGTCCAGGTTCTCGATATAGGCGCCGGACAAGCGCAGGTGCGCGGCCGACAGATTTTCCTCGATGCGCAGCAGGTTGAGTGGCGGCGCCGTAGTTGCGGTGCCCCACGTCTGGCCGTCGACCTTGCCGCCGAAGGCATGCTGCTGTAGGTAGAAGAAACGGGCCGCGCGCTGCAGGTCCGTCAACGTGTGCGGCGGCGTGTCCTGCAGCCACTTGAACACCTCGCGGCTCGACAGCGCCCACTTGAACTGGCGCACGAATTCCTCCAAGTGATTCTTGACGACGCGGTACAGGTTGATCAGCTCGCCGTTGACGTCGTTAAGCACCTCGACTTCAGCCGGCGGCCGCATGAAGTACAGCGCGGCGCCGCCGGCAAAAACCTCGACGTAGCAGGTATGGGGTGGAAATTGCGGGATGATGCGGTCGGCCAGGCGTCGTTTGCCGCCGATCCAGGGGATGATGGGTAATGCCAAAATGTGTACCTCCTAGTGGTAAAGTCGAATTCCTCCCATGAGGCAATCCAAGCCTACTCACCAGGCACAGGCTGATTGCTGCTGTTAGCGCAGCGACAATCAGCCATCCCTTCTATGGCGCCATGCCATTTTCACGCACGAAACTCTGGCACGCCCGCCCCGTCGCGGCCACCTCTTCCGTCTGCAAAATCAAGGTTTGAATATCTCGCGCCACCGCGTCAGGAAGTAGCCCGCCGGTGGGATCGGCTGCAGCACCTCCTTCGGCGCCACTGCCACCGGCTGGGGCGGCAGGTCCAGCACTTGTGCCACATAAGTATCGAAGAGTTGATCTAAGTCGAAGACAGGAAATTGTCTTCTTGATCCTTTTACATGAGAAGCTAGGCTGTATTTACGCCACGTTTTCCTATAAAACTTTGATGTCGCTACCGAGGTGACCTATGTTGCGCGCTAAAACTTCTACTCACGCTTTGCCTCTGATTATCACAGCCTGCCTCCTACTCTTCAATGGATGTACCCATTCAATAGCAAAAGATGACGCCAATTTCGGAAAAACAGAACCGCTTTTCTCGGATTCGTCCTGCAAGATTGAATCGAACAGAGCATGTTCAGGATGCTCTATAAGTTGCACTACTGGAAAAGCGGCAGTGTGTAGGCCGGGTGCGGCGATTTGTTCCACTATTCCTCCTTTTACCTGCACATGCACTCAGTCTCCACAATGCGAATGCCAATAGCTGCTTATGCGCAGATGCGCTATCGACACCCGGATATCACGGATTCCAACTCGCCCTCATATTTCCGACCACGCGGCCAGTCCCGCGCCAGCGCCAAGACCATTTCGCCGTCCCTGGCCTCCGGCGTCAGCCTGTCGAATTCGTAGACGGGGCGCTGCGGCACCGTCTTTACACATGGTGTAAAGACGGGAACTTCGACCAGCTGCACCGCCGGTGGCGCGCTGGCGCAGCCAACAAGCAGCAGGGCCATGGCCAAACTTGCCAATTTGGTCAAGTTGGAGGTTTCCTTGTTCATCGCACGCCCTCCAGCAGCAGTCTGACTGCCGGCATGGCCTCGTCGCAGGTCGTGGCGCGCGCGCCAGCGATCTGCACCAGGGCGGCATCGTACTTCTTGCCCTTGACAGCGGCCGCCGCCTGCGCCGCCGCGCCGCGCTCCTGCGCCGCCAGAGTTGCTTTGGCCATGCCATCGATGGCGCGGTTTTGCTCGCTGATCGAGGCCCGCAGCGCAGCGGTGACGCCCTGCTCCAACACCAGCGCCGCACGCGCGGTGTCACGGTCGCTGGCGGCCAGCCACCAGCCGGTACCGGTGGAACTGGCAACAGCCAGCAGAACACCAGCCAGGACGATGGCCGCCGCCCTCCAGATGCCGCTGACTGCGGAGCGCGCCAGCGTGCCCAGGACGCTCATACGATGCCCGTCACGTAGCTGACGCCGCCGCCGGCGAACTTGGCCGTCAGCACCTGTCGCCGCGGCGCGCCGGCCGACAAGCCGATATGCACCCACGTGCCTTCGTAGATCAACTGGTCGAAGTCGAGCCCGCTTTGCCGGATCAGCAGGGCCAGCGCCTTGGGCGTCAGCTTGGCCGTGCTGATATCGGCGGCCAGGCCCAGCACGTGCGCGCTGCTGGCCGCGCCGCCCACGGCCTTGTTCAGCGCCGGCGAGCGGTAGCCGCTGGAAATGGCGATGGGCGCGCCGACCAGCGCGCGCACCTGTTCCAGCAGCGCGGCCAGGCGCGTGAGGTTGGCGACGATCGCGGGCGCCGGCGAGTTGTCGATGCCCTTGCGGGTGGCCACCTGCGAGGCGACCAGTTCGGCCAGGCTGAAATGTGGACTCAGGTTCACAGGCCACCCCGCACGTCCTTGACGATGGCCGCCACATCATGCGCCAACTCGCCGATGTCCTTGTCCTTGCGTTTGTCGAGCCAGCGCACCGTAGCGCCCAGCACCCACCAGGCAGGCAAGCCGGCGGCCACCATCAACGGCGCGGCAATGAACAGGAAGCCCAGGGCCGGGTCGCTGCCGTACAGCACGGCGACGGCGCGCGCGCTGTCGAACAGGCCCGGCGCCCAGTTGCGCACGACCACGACCAGGGCGGGGCCCATCAGGGCTGAGAAGAGAATGGTGACGAAGAAGCGCACGCCCGCTTCCTTGGCAGTTTTTGGCCACATAAACATAAATCCCAGGGAGGTTGCGGCAGCGCCGGCCAGGACCGGGATACCAAAAATTTTGATCAGTGCGCCGCCGGCGGCGGTTGTTTCGAGGGCCATGTAGTGCCTTTCAGGTGGTGGAAATGAAAAAGCCGCCCGGAGGCGGCTAGATTGCTGTAAGTCAACGACGTAAAATTACGGAACTGCGCTTTCCAAGGCGGCGAGCCGGGCCTCGATTGCGGCCTGGCGCGCTTCGAAACCTGCCGCGATAAACTGATTCAACTCGTCGTAGCGGAATGCGTACCGGTCACCGGCGGGAATCGTTTCCGTCCATGCTGCCTGCATTTCCCGGTCGTCTGTCGCCTCGATGGCCGCATGCTCGATGGTTCCTCCCTGCCACGAGTCGTAGCAGATGAATCCATATTTGAACGGGTCGAGACCGTACGATTCCATGATCTGTATCGCGGCCTGGACTGTCGGCCCGATATGTTCGCGGGCACCGTCTCCCTTCAACATTATTGCGGTTTTCCAGCGGTAGACTCCAATCGCTCGTGCCAGGTCAGCGGCTGCCGCGATCTCAGTGGGAGTGAGTACGCGAAACCTGTCTTTCTCGCGCGCATCAGACGTGATGGTCGGCGACACCGTGAAATATGAATTCGTCCAGCGGTAGCCCGAAGAACCGAAGGTTGCCGTAGCGTCGGTAATCGGCAGGACAGCTCCTGAATCGGCCCCCAACTGTAAGTAGTTAGTTGCTCTCAGCACTAGATTGGTGCCGCTGCCACCACTAATAACCCCCCCGCCATCTGTGCCGATGTACCCTGCGGGTGCACTAGTTCCCCCCCGAATAAATGCGAGGTACGACGAACTCGCCGAGGCCGAGCCGAGTGATCCCCAATTGGCCGCGCCGGAATTCAACGATAGCGACCCACCGCTATGCGACCAGGTACCAGTGGTGCTCGGACTTGCCGCATTCACCTTCAAATTGAGCGCTGCCTGTTGCAGGATCGACACCGGTTTGTTGGCATCGCTGGTGTTGTCGACGTTGGACAGTCCAGCATCAGCCTTGCTGCCTTTGGCTGCCTTTCTGTCCAACGCTGCCTGTTGCAGGATCGACACCGGTTTGTTGGCATCGCTGGTGTTGTCGACGTTGCCGAGGCCAATGTCGCCTTTACTACCCGATGTAGCCACGGCCGCCAGGATCGGCTTGTTCAGGATCGCTTTGATGGAGCCGGGCATAGCGTTCCAGTCGACCTGAATTGGCTCCAGTTGCCCATTCGCCAACTGATTGAGCGCGTCGAGCCAGTCCGGCATGCCCGCGTAAAAAATGTCTGCCATTACAGCTCCTCGATATCAAGCGATGTTGCATAGGTTTGAAAATACGGTGTCGAGATGGAGGCCAGTTCAGCAAGGCGGCCGTACAGCTGGTGGGTTTGCTCGAGCTCGGGATCAGCATCGTCAGGAAACAGGCTCACCAGAATCGGCAGGCGCTTGCCGCTGCCGCGCACCAGGCGCCACACGGCGGCGCGATCCAGCGGGGTCATGTGCTCGAGCGGCAAAGACAACTTGCGGTAGGTGCTGCCAGCGGCAACCCGCTGCTCACCACCGGCCGTCCTGTAGAGCGTCGATGTGTCGAGCGGCGTCACGCTGGCGCCGTAGCTGGCGTTGTTCTCCGGCTCCCAGTAATTCCCCATCACCAAGCGCGAGCACTCGATGTAGCCGGCGGGATTGCCAGGGTCGGCGAGGTCGATCACAAAATGACGCGCGGTCTTGCGCGGGAACCAGGCCCGAGCATAGGCGCCGCCGCCAAACGAAAAGGCATTGACCGCCAGTGCCGTAGCGCCAAAGTCCCAGGCGCCCAGTGGTGCATAGGCGCAAGCCAGGATCAGGCCGGTATCAATCGCCGGCACGGCATCGCCTGGCGCGGTATAGCCGCGCACGCGCATTTTGGCATTCGAAGTCAGGTTGCAGAATGGCAGGACCACGCCGCCCAAGATCTCGCCCAGCGGCAGCGTCGCGGTGATGGTCAGGGTTGTGCCGACCGAGCGCAGCACTGCGGACTTGCGCCCGCGCTGCAGGTTGGCCGGGCCCAGCGCGCCGGCCTGGCTGGATGCAGAGAGCACGGCGCGGTCGCCAGCATTGTCGTAGATGATGCGCAGGTTGCTCATGGTGTCGCCAGCTCTTTGTGGGTCATGTCGTTATCCCAAAATTTAGTATTAATAATCTGCCATATCAATGAGCAGTACGGTGCTGGCGCGGTAGCGCATTCGCAGCGCGAATGGCGGAATGTCAACAGGCTCCGCATAGACGCACATTTGCGTTCGGTCCAATGTGCTGGGAGCGCGGAATAAAAAAGCTCCAGAAAAATCGAGTTCCGTCGAGGTTCCCGAGCCGGAAATGTTAACCAACCCTCTCGATCCGACGCCGTCGGCAAGGCCACAAATCGCGGGGCGTGCCATGCTTGGTATTGCGTAGCTTTGCAGATCAAACGAGTCGGGAGGAGGAGTCGCTGCGGGGAACTCGCCAATGGCACGCGGCATGATCATCTTGGCGCCAAGATCAAATGTGCAGTTTCCGGCGGCATCAAATAGCCAAAACCCATATCCGCTACTCACAGGACCAACAAGTGGGGCGAAACAATGGACGGTAGCCACCCGAGCAGTCGGAATAGCCCCGCTTCCACCGGAGACGTCTGAGCAATAGACCAAGATGTCCCACGTGTTGCTGGCCGACAGCGTCACCGAATAGACGTTGAACAGCGCGCCTGGCACCAGTTCGATGAAAATCAGCGGCTCGTTTATCGAAGATATACGGTAGCGGCCCAACACCTTCGCCGTGCTGGGAGAGCCGGGCTCATCAGCCGACCCGATGAAAGGCGCCGGGCCGATGTAGGCCAGACCCGGGCTTTCCGCAGAAAGAATCAGCCCACCGTCATTATTTTCAATATGGATTCCGAATTTCATAAAGAGAAGATATATATTTTTTCAATTTTTTTAAATTCAGATCCGTCGACAGAAACTGTCGGCACCCCACCTGGGTAGCTCAGTTGTGCCAATGAGCCACTTAGTGTCTTAAACGTGCGCCCGGTGAATGCGGGAAATGCTCGGACTGCAGTCATGCCCGGCGTTATGACCATCAGGTCAACAAATACGATACCAAAACTCTCCGATCTGACCAGCACTGTGCCGTCAGGCTTATATAGTGTCAGTCCATATTTCATGTTTCGCGGTTCCCAAATACGCCGCGCCGAGTACCGAAGTCATCGAAAATTTTAATAGCGTCACCAGCGATTTCGATACGCCCGCCAGTTGCCCGGCTGCGCAACAGGCCAATCGTTCCGGTGGCCGACACAAGTTCCCCGGAAAACTTTGCAATCGGTGCGGATCCCGCTGATCCGGGGGTCACAGTCAGCCCTGGCATTTCAAAAAAGCCAGAACTCGTCAGCTGGAAAAATCCACCTGGCACGTTGATATTGCCGATAAGCAAACCTTGGGCGCTCAAATGAAAGCCAGTGCCGCCGTTGCTGGGCCAGCCGTAATTACTGGAGGGATACCCGGCGCCGCCATGCAGCGTCGCGCTGTAAATGTCGCCCGCCGTCACCTGACCAAGATCGGCGCTGATCGCGCTCAGCTGCCCCACCTTCAATGCGTTGAGGTAGGGCGCGGCCCAGCTTGTGGTGCCGCTGGCCGGATTGAAAATGCCGTCGGACCGGTACAGCGATTCGCCGGCGCCAAAGGCCTGCGGCGATCCCTCCCACACCGTACCCGCGCCCCAGGTATTGAGCGGTGGGAACGACGTGCTACCCTCCGTGCTGATCGTTGCCGGGGCGGTGGCCAGCGAGGAGAGGCTGGTCTTGCTGTAGCAAACGCGCGAGGAATTGCCGGTCACGCCGTCAAATATCTTGCTGACGGTCTGGCTGGCCGTATAGGTCAGGCCATCGGACACGATGCTGGCCGTGATCGTCACGCTCTCGCCCACCATGCCGCCATACGTCAGCGTGGCCACGTTGCCGACGCGCGTCAGCACGCTGGCATTGCTGGCGGAGAATGCCACCTGGCCCTGCATATTCACCAGCCCGGCCGTGAAATCAATGCTGGCCGGCGCCGCGATTGTCGTGGCCGCCACCTTGAAGGCCTGCGCCGTCGCCGCCAGCAGCAGCACGCGATCGTTGGCCGGCTCGAAGCGCGGCACGGTGTTCATGATCAAGCGGTCACGGGTACCGCCGATGGGGGTCATACCAACACCCCGACGGTGACGCGGCCGGTCAGCCACGATGGCGACAGGGTCACCACCACGCCAGGCGCGCCGTTCTGCAGGCCAAAGCGACTATCACGCAGCACCACGGGCTGTCCCAGCTCCAACAGCATCATCTCCGGCTCCCCGTCAAACTCGTAAATCGTGCGTTGCACCTTGTGCAGCGCCAGGCGCCGCGCCGCTTCCGCGTGCGCGTCTTCAGTGGTTTTGAGGCAGGTATCGACTTGGGGCGGATCATCTGTCAAGCGATAGCGTGCCTTGACCGCCTCATCGACCACTGTCTCCGTCAGCCACTCCGTGGCGTATAGATCGGCATGCGCGGGCGGGATGCTGGTCGTCAGGTTGGCCTGCACGGTCCAGTTCCGGTCGTATCCGATCTTGACGGCTGCCACCACCGCCAGGCGCTGAGCCGGATGCAGCGAGCCTTCCAGCATCTGGTCGGGGCCGATCTCCACCGGCACGCCGGCGGCCGGCAACGCGATCTGGATCAGGCGCAGCTTGCCGGTGCGCGACATCAGCGCCTGCGCGCCCACGCTGGCCGCCAGCTGCTGGATAGCCTGTGCCTGATTGGTCCGGTCCGACACATACAGGCCCACCAGCTGCGGGTGCGCGGCATCGAAGGCGGCCAGGTTGGGCAGGTCCAGGTCGGCGGCAGTAAAACGGTCCTCCACCTTGCCGTAGCCGGTGGCGATGTGCTGCACCAGCGGCGCGATACGGGGCGCATAGCCGCCGACGTTGTCACCCTGCACGCTGGCCGTCACCGCATTGGCCAGCGGGTTGATAGTCAGTTTGAAGCGGCCCGTCGCGTTGTCGACCGTGATCGGTACCGGCTTGCCGTTGGTGCGCACCTCGAATATCGACTCGACAGCACCGAGAAACCCGTATTCCAGCGTCGCCGGGTTTGTCAGCAGCGGCGCCACGTTGTGGCATTCGCCAAGCGGGATCGGCAACGTTACATCCTTGTTTGTCGAAACGCCGCCCAGCTTGGCCTCGGTAATCGGCGTGTCCAGGCGCTGCAGCTTGTCGCGCAGCGCCAGGTTGATCGCATTGCGGTCCGTGCTGCCAACGTCGGCAATGATGCCGTCGAAGACCAGGCGGAAATCCGCGCGCGCCCAGCGCAGGTCGCCCGACCAGACCTTGATCGCCCGGTTTCGCCAGACGTCACCGAGCCAGCTATCGAGCGCGCCGTCAGCGTTGTCCAGCTCGATATCACCGCCGGACAAGCCCGCCTCGCCCGTCAGGCTGACCTGCTCGGTAAAGGCCAGGCCACCGGTAGCCAGGGGCAGGTACTCGGTATTCGCCGGTACCTCGAGCGGTCCGGTGAGGTACGGCCGGGAGGCGATATAGCGCGTCACCTCCTGGCCGGCCACGTTCACTTGCACCTCGATGAGCACCATGCGAATGGCCGAAGGTGTCTCCAGCCACTCCAGGAATTGTGCATCTGTCATTTACTGTACTCCACCTGTTTCACCCGAGCGGCTGCCCGGGCAGATTTATCAACGCCCTCGACCACGGTTTTCGCGGCAACGGCGCTCGATTCGACTGTGGCCTGGATGGCGGCGCCGGTCTGCTTGTCCTGATCGGCGCGCAGGCCCTTGACCTCGTCCCGCAGGCTCTTGATCTCGGCCACCAGGGCGTCGTTGTTGCCGCCGCCCTGGCTTGGCGCGCCACCGAAATACCGGCGCATGGCAGCGGCCGCTTGCGCGTCCACCACCACTTCGCCGCGGTGAAGCTCTGCCGCGTAGCCGTCAAACGGCACATTGGCCAGGCCGCCGGCATGGGAACCGTCGAACTGCACGCCCAGGCCGGTCGCCGTGCCCATCGCCGCATGCAGGTTGGCAATGGCTTGCGCCACCGTCAGCACACTGTCGTTGATGGTGATCAGGCCCGACACCTGGGCCTTGAGGGCGTCCAGGCTGGCCTGCTGCACGTCGACCTGAGCGGAGGCCCACTTGGCAGCGTCCTGGTTGGCGGCGATGACGCGCGCGTAATCCGCCGCGTACTTCGCATCCGAGGCGTTGACTACCTGCGACGCCGTCAAGAAGGCCTGCTCGGCAGCCGACAGCCCGGACTGCGCCGTCGTGTCGCCGGCATTGGCCGCCGCCAGGGTCTTCTCGAACTGGGCTCGCGCCTCGGCATACTTTTGCTCCGGCGTCAGCACGGACTGGCCGCCAAGGGCCATGCTGTCGTTCAGGCTGTTCAAGGTCGCCACCCACGACTTCGATTTATCCAGCGCCGTCTGGGCCGCGGCCGATTCCTTTTCGTAGGCCTTGCCCAGTGCATCCTTGGCCGAGACCACCGCTTTAGCGGCCTGCACCTGGTCGAACAGTGCACGGTTGACGGCGGCGATGCTGGAGCGCTGGATGGCCAGCAGTTCCGTTTCGCTTTTCGTCAGCTCGTTCAGCTGCTTCTGCAGATCCATCCGCTCGCTGGCGATCTCGCTGGCCGTTTTGACCACGGCGGCATAGTTGCCCGTCGCGGCGGCCAGCTGGCTGCTGTAATCCGATGCCGCCTTGAACGCGGGCGCCAGGGCCAGCAGCTTGATGTACAGCTCCTGGTCCGCCGCGCTGGCCAGGTTCAGACCCAGCACCTTCTTTTTGTAATCGTCCATGGTCGTGGTGCCGGCCATGCCCAGCTTGCCCAGCGTATCGGCCACGGTCGACAGCACGGGCGCCATCTTTTCGGCTTCCGTCAGGAAGTTTTCGGAAAAGAAGCTGGTCCCGCTGGAGAGCGAGTCCAGGCTGCCAGCCAGCTTGATCAGGTTTTCGCGCGCGCCAATGGTGGCCACGCCAACGGCGCCGAAGGCATCTTGCGACGTGCGGCCGATCAGCTGCAGCGCAGCGTCGACACCGGCGTAATTTCCGGCCACGCGCTGCAGAGTTACGCTCAGCTCCTCGTTACCTTGCTTGAACTGACCGACATTGGGCAGCAGCTCGACGGCGATCGCATTGCCGACACCTTCGAAGAACTTGGTCACGGCGCCCAGGCGATCCGCTTCAGTGGTAAGGCCGGTCAGGTTGATGTTGAGCGCCTGGGCGCGCGTGGCCAGGCTGGACGTATCGATGCCCAGCGTATTGGCCAGGGTGGCAGAGACGTTACGAATGGCGGCGTAGGTCTCCACAAAAGCATTGGACGTCGTGGCGTCGACGGCTTTGCGGTCCGTGTCCGACTTGTCGCTACGCAGCCAGCCGCCCTTTTGCGTCCATTTGGCATACTCGGTACCACTAAAGCCGGTACCGGACAGCGTGCCGGTGATCCCCGTTTCTCCGTACTTCTTGTCGCCCATGCCAAAGATGCGATTGCCAATGCCGCCGATCACGCCGCCCAAGGCGCCGCCGATGGCTGCGCCGATAGGGCCGCCCAGGAACGCGCCCGCGACGGCGCCAATACCTGTGCCGCCAATCACGGTAGCATTGCTACCGTACTGGCCCGAGATCAGTTTTCCGCCAAGGACTCCGGCGGCGATGCCGGCAGCCGCGGCAACCAGCGGCCCAGCTGCCGCCCCTGCCGTCAGCGCCGAGCCGGTACCGGCCATACCGGCCGAGCCGTAGGCCGCTGCAGCCGTGCTAGCCTGCGCAGCGGTCAGACTCATGCCCGTACCGAACGCAGATACCGCCGATGAGCCAAAAATATTGCCTAATGTGGCAATGCTGCCGCCAATGCCGGCGGCCACGCCAGAGAATCCTTGCGTGGCAATGGTGTAGGCCGTTTTTGCGCTTTGTGCAAGATTCGCCACGCCGCCAAGTCCACCGCCAATAGTACCGCCAGCAGCGCCCAAGTCTCCTGCCATCGCCAGACTGGTAGCGCCAGCCCCGGTCACAGACGCACCGATGTTCAATATCCATTTCTTGATCGTCATCTGGTACAGCAGATCGAGCAGACCGTTTTTCAGGGTGTCGCGCAAGCGGTCAAAGGCAGACTTGCCAGAATCGAAAATCGACACAAAGGTGTCGTGCGCCGTCGAATCAATCGATTCCCACATTTTTTTGTTGGTTTCGATCTGGGCTTGCGCGAGCTTCACGCGATCCTGTTGGTCCAGGCCCTGCGCCAAACGAAGCCGAGCCGTGCGCTGGTCCTCCAGGTATTTGAGAATAGCCGGTGCTTGTGCGATCTCTTCGGCAGTGGCGCCCGCAGCGGCCTGCCCTTCCATAAACTGCTTCTGGTAAGCGATAGCTAAATCAAGGCGCGCAACCTCCTCCCGCTCGATAACGCTACGCGCCTTCTCATGGATATTGTTCGAATCCTCGACCTTTTGCGCCTCCTGATTGATGCTAGAAATATATTTATTCATTGCATCGTTTGAGGCGGCAACCACGGCATCTTTGCGTATGCGCTCTTCTTCGTCTCGATAGCGACCGTCCGCAAAGAATGATTTCTCCGCAGCGTCAAGTTTCCCGAGGATGGCCTCAACTTCTTTCTGATGCTTCTCCTCTTCAGCCTTCGTCGCACTTTTGTGAGTTTTTAGAGCATCAATCTCACGTTGATACGAATCGACCTCGGCCTCATAAGTTGCAAGGGCGTAAGTCCGTTTGTTTTCAAAAGCCTGTTCAGCCGATAGTTCGCCGGCCTTCAGATACAAATCATCAAGCTTACCTAGTGCGTCATAGTGAGCTTTAGCTTCGGCCGCCTCACGCTCAAATTGCTTTATTTGTGCAGCCAAGTGGGTATTTTCGGCCTGGTCGGTCTTTGGCTTGGGCTCGCGTCCTTCCGTGTCACGGTAAGAAGGCGTTCCCACATAAACCGAGTTTGCAAGCGCAAGTTGAGCATCTTGTTGAATTTTCAGGCTTTTCCCAGCGTTCGCAATCATCAACGCCTGGGACTTGGTGCTATAGTCCGCGTCCACCTTCAGCTTTGCGTCAGCCTCTTGCTTTCTCTTGGCTGTCTGCGTCGCCTGCCGTTCTTCATATGCCCTTTCAAAACGCCCGACAGTTCCTGCCAGGGCAGCCTGCGCGGCTTCATAAGACACATTTTCTTCGGCCAGCTCGGTTGCGCGTCGAGCATCTCGTTTTGCTACCCAATTTGAAACGGACTGACCTTCCTCGAGTTTCATTGGAGCACGGTCGTAGCGCTTATTGATTTCTGCCCCTGCAGATTGATGCGCCAGCCAAGCGCCGGCCATCCGGGCGCCAGTCATAATCGTATCGATTGTGTCTGCTACCCCGACCAGAACCTTTGTCAGCGACACGCCCCAGTCATGCAGCTCACCATTGCGCGCAAGTTCGCTTACCTGCCCGTTTGCGTCTTTAAGATGCGCAGTCCAGCCCATTACAACAACGGTTAAAGCCTCCGTAAAGGTTTCGCCAATCGTGGTTTTCAGATCTTGCGTATAACGCTGCATCGAGGTCAGCTGTTTGCCGGCCGTGCCCATCGCAGCCTCGTAGGTCCCGGCAATGTCAGACCCTCGCTCAATAACGGCGTTTAGCCGGGCTTGTACGCGCTCGTTTTCCGAAAGCTCCTTCGTGGTCTTGCCAAGCTCATCTGCCATTTGGCGATATGCTGTTTGCAAATTCACATTAATGCCGATATTTCGCAGAATCAATACATTGCCGCGCGAAATTCCGTTCACCAGGCGGTCGAATGCATCAGATGAATTCAGGTGCCCGATAACAGCTGCGTCTTGCGCGATACGCGCCAAGACCGTGGCGTTTTTCAAATCAACATGGGCCTGAACAAGCTTCACCGCAGACTCGCGCGATTCAACCATCGTGATACCCTGCCGGGCAATCGCGTCTGTCGCGGTCATCATTTGCGTTTCTGTATAGCCAGCGTTGCGTCCGACTACCCTCATCACCACGCCCAATGTTTCATATCGGGCCGCCAACAAAGTGGACTCTTTGATGTAATCAGCAACTTTTAGAAGTGCAAAGCCGGCAGCTAACAACTGCAGCGCGCCCGTCAGACGTCCGGATGCGGCAGACGCCTCTTCCTTAGCCTTGGCGGCAGCCTTGAGTGCGTCCTCGTGCGCCTTGATTGTTGCGATTGCCTGTTGCGTTTCCTTGGTGACACCCATCTGCGCGGCCTGGTAGGCCAGCAGCTGCGTGCGGCTCATACCAATCGTGGCGGCCTGTTCGCGCATGCGCTCGATCAGTTGCTGCTGCCCCAGCGTCAATTGCGTGGTCGAGCCGCCCAGCGCCTGCGTGGCCTGGGCCGCCAGGCGCGCCTGCTCAGCCTGCGCGCGCATGATTTTGGACGTGTCGTCCATCTGGCCATTGCTGATCGCCGCACGCTGACCAGTACGCTGGGTGGCATCGCCGAGCGCTTCCACGCTTTTAGCGGCATCGCCGCCACGGCGCCACACACTGGCCGACGAATTGGTGAAGTTGTCCAGCGCGCTGACACCTTCAATCGAGGTCGAGCGCACGCGCGCCGTCGCCGCACTCAGCGAATCTACAGACGCGGTTGCGCCAACAACTTTTGGCGCGACGCGCGCGCCAGCATCACCCAGCGCATCGACAGCCGCCGCACCCTCAGTCGCCTTGGTCTTGGCCCCAGAGCTGGCTTCGCCCAACTTGTCGACAGCGGCCGTCGCACCAACAGTCTTTTGCTCGACGCGCACCGCCGCCTCGCCGAGGGAATCCAAGGCTTTACTGCCCTCGACTACTTGGCGTGTATCGATGGAAAGTCCAAGTTGGGCGATATCAGGCATTTATTTTTCCTTCTTGTTTTGATGGTGCATGAAGAGCACGTCAAGGCGATCAATCACGCCCTCTTCGAACGGATCGAAGCGGATACCGTGGCGCGCCTGCCAAGCCAATATCTCGGCACTGCTCAGCGCGTTCACGGCCATGCCGCACTGGCGCTTCTGGTTCAGTTGGGTGAACCAGGTCCAGATATAGGCCAGCTCGGGCGGCAACTGCGGCACCGCTGGCGCCTCGGGCGCCCGGTAAAGCGGGTTTTTCCTGGCGGTGTCCAGGTGATCGCCCTTGGCGTTGCCGTCGCCTGCCGCTGCAGCTCGATCAAACAGGTGATCGGCGTACAGCAGCAGGGCCTGGGTCAGACCTTCAAAAAATTGGCGTCGTTTTCCAGGGCAGCCGTGACGCGGTCCTGCCAGGTCGGGTATTTGTCGAACGCCGTAGCAATCAGGCCCTTGTCGAACGGCACGACGGCGCCGTTGCTGGTAAAGCCGTACCAGTCGACGGCCACGGCCAGCGCCAGGCGCTTCTGGTTGTCATCGATGACGTGCACCAGCTGATCCGCGCCTTCGTCGGTGGAGGCGTCGATGGCGGTCTTGCGCTTGGCCGACTTTTTATAGCCTTCGGCGCGCACGGCGTGGCTTTCCTTGCGGTACTCGTCGGAATTCTTGCCTACGATCTTGATGCCGGCCACGGGCTCGCCGTCGGCGTCGAAGATCACGGGCACGTCGAAGGTCACGCGCGCGGTAGGCGCGGACAAGTTGGCGATGTCGAAGCCGGCGACGGCCAGGGCCTGTGCGGTATTCAGGGTTGCTTGGGTTGTATTCATGGGTATTGCCTTTCGTGGGTAATAAACAATGCCCGTGCCGGCCGCCGCGCCCAAGAAGGCGACAGCGACCAGTCGGTGCTGGGGTTGGCTTATGCTAAAAAGAAAACCCGGCGCTAGGCCGGGTCAGGAAAGGAGTGATGGTTGAATCTGGTTACTGATTTGGTTCAGCCGCTCAGCCAGCGGCGGCTTGCGCGTCTTGTGCTCGCTCAGGCCCTTGCCGCACATACTGGCAAAGCGATCCTGATCGTCGGCCGCTGCTTTCGCCTTGAACCACTCAACCATCAGCGAGTGCTGCGGCACGGCCTGGCGCTCAACCTGTTCAAGCTGATCGAGCACCCAACGGCGAAACGCAACACCATTCGATGTTCGCGCAAACATGCCTACAAGGTGAGCGCCGCGCAAGCTAAACAGCCGGATATCGGACGGCGGCGCACCACGTCCCAAACTGACGGTCTGAAAAATTGTCGTCATCGAGGATGAAAATTCACGCTCGTGACGTTCAAAAATCCGCGAAACTTGATCGCTTCGCTTGTAACCCAGCGCCACTGCGATATCAGCCGCGCTGAGCCAGGTTTTGCCGTCGCGCTCGACTAATGCAAAGTTGTGGTTATTGAATTTCAATTCATGCATGGCAGAGCCTTTCATAGAAAGCCCGGCGCGGGGCCGGGCAAGTGGGTTACAGGCTGGTGTCTTGAAACGCCACGGTCGTCGCCTCGTGCTGCGCGTCGGCGCCCTGGTAGCGCAGGATGTCGAACGCGCAGGTGACGATCTTGTTTTTCTCGCCATCATCGACCTTGGCGCTGGTGATCTTGATGCGGCCCATGGCGATCGTCATCACGTCGGCCAGCGGCGCCGTACTGGCCGCCATGGCGTAGGCCAGCGGCAGCTCGACTTCCTGCTTGAAGTAGTCGATGTATGCCGAGTCCTGCATCAGGACCGTGAACTGGCCGCTACCCAGCACTTTGCCGCGCGAGGCCGCCGTGGCAAACTTCGAGCCGATCACGGGATCGATCTTGACCTGGCCGTCCAGGGACAGCGACATGCCGGTGCAGATTTGCGACGGGATGCCCGCCACCGAAAGCATCGCTGTGGCGCCGGAAAACTTACCGGTACCGGGCGTGGATGCTGGTGCGTTGAAGTAGGCCGCCGGCGTGGTCGCGCCTTCCAGCTTGCCCATCAAGGTGAAATCCATGCTCGTGATGCCGTTCGGTTGCACAGCGATGTCGACCTTGCTCACCAGCTGGTCGATGAAGCAACGATTTACGGCGATGCCCGGATCCTGCACTTCCGCGGTGAACCAGTCCGTGGTGTGGCCGGTCAGCGGCGTGAAGCTGCGCTTGCCGGTTGCCGTCACGGTCACCGGATCGCCTTCCACCTTCACCGTCATGGCGCTACCGTCCATGAACTGCCCCGTCAGCTTCAGCGCGGTGGCCGAGGTGACGAAGAAGTTCTTGGCATTGTTGGCCGCGCCGGTGGTCAGGAAGCCACCGATGCGCACGACAGTGCCGGCGCGGTGGCCGTCAGCCAGGAACGAGCCAGCGCTGCGCGTCAGGCCAGTTACGCCCGAGGCGATGGTGTTTTGCGCTGCGGTAACGCCGCCAGCAGTGAAGTCGCGGCGCAGCAGCGCGGCCAGCAGCACGGCGTAGGTGCCGCACGAGGCCTCGCCCTTGATGGCGCCGGAGGTGCGGAAGTTGCCCAAGCGGGTATCGCCCTGCTGCTGGCTCGGGTCGATCTCGTTGCTCGAGTACTTGTCGGCGTCCGTGTCGAACGTCGCGGTGACGCGCGGGTAGAGACGGCCGGCGGCGGCCAGCGCCTTCGTGCCTTCCGCAGGCTGTTTGGCGATAACGAGCAGGCTGTCGATGCCGTTTGCAGTGGTCATGATGTGGATTGCCTTTCTTTGGTCGAAAAAAAAGACCGCCGAGGCGATCTGTGTGGGGTGATGCGGGTTACAGGTTGCAGAAATACCTGATCTTGACGGGGACCATCCAACGGTCCCCGTCCTCGCGGCCGTCCGCGATTTCGGGCGTGCGCTCGATCTGCACGGTCACATCGCCCTTCGTGAAGTTTGCGCCGCGCTGGAATAACGCCGCGATCATTTCAGCGCGCGCACCGGCCGCCGCGGTGCCCTGCCCTGGCGGATACAGCAAGCTGACCTGGAAGATGCCGCGCTCCTGGCGTGCGCCGTCGCCCATAGAATAGTTGTTCGGCTCCGCTGGCAGCAGGAAGGCCGCTTGATACGGCCGGCCGGTGACTGGGGTGTACGGCACGTTCTGCCAGGCAGTGTCGATGGCTGGCGCAAGGCTGGCCAGCGCTGCTTCCAGCGCCGCGCGTATTGTTGGTTGGCTCATAATTTATATGTCGAATATCCTTGTGCGAACTCGCTGGCGGTGGTGCCGTCGCGCACGCCGTTCACCGCGTTGTCCACGATGGTGCGAAATTCCACGACCGTCAGGGCAACCACACCGACGGGCGCCTGACGAGACCAACCCTCCTCGATCCGCTTCGCATAAGGCAGGTTGTTCACGAGGTAGATCACATCGCCGGCCTTCGCCGCGCTGATCACGCTGCCGTGAGCGGCGATTGTGGCGCTGCCGTCCTTGTCGATCAGGTCGCGCACGCCTGCAGCCGGGGAGCCGATGGACAGCTGCCAGTTGGCGCGGAAGCGGCCCCCGGTATAGCCGGGTGGCGGTTTGTGCTTCCAGAACTTGGCATCACCTACCGGCGAGCGTTGCACCAGCTTGTTGTCGACCTTCATGGTGACGGCGCGTGTGACCAGGTCCACATTCCCTTTCGTCTTGGCAATGAACTCGGCAATCTGCATGGAAAACGACATACCGGTCATCAAAGCCCCCTGAGTTGCAGCGTGTGCAGCACGGCCACGTCGACCGGCGCTGTGGTTTCGACGCTCTTCACCGTGTAGCTGGCGCCGCCGAACAGCACCAGGTCGGCCGCCGTCGGCGCCGGCATGGCCTGGCCATTGCGCTGCAGCGGCGACAGCAGCAGCTTCTGGTCGCCCACCAGGATCAGCGTGCCATCGATGTTCTCGGCCTCGTAGGCGATCTTCACGCCCGTGCCTTCGTAGTCCGCAGAAGTGGTGGGCGCCGCGCCCAGATCCGGGTCGTATACGCCGGTCACGACGTGGCGCAGCACCACGATACCGCCCTTGCGGCGCAAGGACTTGTCAGCCCGCGCAGCGGTTTTGGTGTAGTCGGTCATGCAGAATTGCTCCAGCGCGCGACGATCATCCTCTTCGTCATGCCATGCTCGAACAGCAAGTTGGTGCCGTAGTCATGGCAAACCAGGTTGACACCCAGCATGCCGTAGTTGCGGCGCTTGAAGTCGCACAAAAATGCAGGCATCCGGTCCGGATATTGCGCGTCGCCAGCGGGTCGCGTGCGCTCCATGATCAATACCGATCCGTTGGGACTAATCCAACGGCAAGGGGCGAACCAGCGCGCCAGCGGCGTGTCCTTCACGCGCTGCCACGTTTCCCACTCGACAACGTTTTGAAAATAACCCGACCGCTCTTCGATTTTGATCACGCAGTCCGGAGCCACGGAGCTTGTCCAGACAGCACGCGACATCCCCTGATAAATCAGGTCGTCACACATCAGGTTGAAGAACTCGCGATGTATTGAAGGGCTGGTGCTCATGCTCGTGTCACCTTGATCGAATTGCCACCACCGGCCGCGCCGAAGTAAGGCGCCAGGATTGCATCCACGGCCACGAAGCGCTCGCGCGCGTCCGTGGTGTTTTGGAAGTATTCCGTTTCCAGCGGGCCGGTCTTGTCTTTCTTGATCGCGTTCGAGCCGGTGTCGAGGTCGGGCAGCAGATCCTCGCCGCCGCCGGCGCGCACGGCCAGGTCGATGCAGGCATTGACCACGTCGGCAGGCACGATGGTGCTGGGCACGATGAAGTCGTCGACCGCCACGTTGTAGCGCGGCCAGTCCAGCGCCTGGTGCTGATAGACGCGACGGCCGGCCCAGCGCGTGCGATAGGTAGCCATGAACTGCGCCGCTTTGCGCAAGGCGATCTCCTTCGACGCTTCGGCCAGCCCAGCCCAGGTGGTCAGGCCAAGGCTGGCGCAGCGCGCATCTGCCGCGGCGACGCTGGCGTAGGATTCGGCGTCGGGCAGGCCGGCGCCGGTTTCGAAAATAAGCATCGCGTCTCCTCGGGCTATGAGAGCAGCTTGAGGGCTGGCGCAAGTACGTCCGCCTCAAAGCGATCTGCCAACAGCTTCATGGCGTTGTCATATGGATGTGTGCCATCACTCATGCCGGCGATAATCGCTGCCGGGCTGGCGCCGTCGCTCAGCACGGCATCAAAGTCCGTGACCACCGCCACCTTGCCGTACAGCGACAACAGCTCAGCATTGAACGCTTTGCGCCTGTTGTCAGATGCCGCATTCCAGCCTTTCAGTGCGGGCAGTCCTGTCCACAGCACTGGGATGATCTGTGCAGCACGGCACACGTCGACAAACTGCGACACTCGCCAGCGCATGCCATCCACCATGGGCTGCGTCAACGTACCAGTGCCCGGATCATCATTTGGCGAGAATGCCGCGTAAACGGCCATCGTAGGACGAACTACCGCCAGCAGGTCGCTTAAGCGTGCGAAGTATTGAATGCTTTTCTGGCCGGACCAGCCACAATTCGCATTGCTGATCGGGATGCCGGCCTTCGTCATACTCAAACGTTTTGCTGCGACTTGGAACATATTTTGGCTCTTGAACTCAGCCGATGCCTGCCCACGCGTGATCGAGTCGCCAAAATTTACAAGGCTCGCAGCCTGGCCGCGAACGATGAGTTCCACGCCCCAGATCGGGGAATCGCCACGCGATGCGCCTGGGTTGTATGTGCCCTGACCGGCCGTGACAAAATCACCCCCTGCGCGGTTGGAATACACCATGCCGCTACCCAGGCTGTTGAGTTGCGCCAGGTCGGTATTAATGCTGAGGCTGCTGGTCAGTGTGCCGCCGGTAGGCACGCAGACCCGCAGATACAGCAGATAGCCGGGGCCGCCGTCGGTGCGCGGGACTGCAGCTACCGGGATGAAATCGGGTGCGGTGACGCTCGGGCGATCGGCTGTGCCAGCTTTCTGTGTGCCTGTCGCGGCCCCCGCGAAAGTGCCAGCGACCCATGTGAGTGTATTGCCAGTCTTATCAGCGGCATTTGTGCCCGAGGCAGCGCAGCAGACTAAGCCTGGGATATCATTGCCGGCGGCATTGAAAAGGATGGGCCGCACGGCGTCGAATGGCACGTCAACCTGAACAATCATCAGCCAAGTAAATGTCGCGAAGCTTGCATACGTCGCAGTCTCCGCACCCATGGGCGCCACCAGCAAGCGATTGCGTGGCGCAGCAGCCAATTGCGCGGCGAGCAGGCCGCTACGGGGCTGCAGCGCAGTAGCGGCGCCATTCTGAACTGTTGCATCAATAATGCCTGCCGAACAAGTCAGCAAAAAACGCTGCTCGCCAGCATACCCCCCGATAGGCGCCAGCGCACCAGCGCCGATGGTCCACGATTGCAGTGAATTCGTCCCACCCAGCACTTGATCGAGGCGATAGATGACGCCAGCCGTGCCGGGAGTGCCACTGACGCTCAGGACCTGGCCCTCGGGCAGCGTGATGGTTTGCGGCGTGCCGCCGGCGGTGATGGTTGGCATAGTGACTTTCGGGAATGCGGTTTATGGAATGCCCCGGCGCGCGGGGCGGTGCTGGCCAAGGATTAGGCCTTGGCGGCCTTCGCTGCCTTTTCGGCCGTGGCTGTTGCCGGTGCAACTTGCGACTGTGCGGCGGCGACTGCGGCATCTTTCGCGGCCTGGAGGCTCACGGCTTCGTCGCGCAGGCGCTGCGCTTCGGCCTCGTTGGCCTGGGCCTGTTCGGCAACGCGGTCCTTCTCGGCCGCCAGTTCGCGCTCGCGCTCCAGCAGCTGATCACGCGCGGCCAGCAGTTCGGCCATCGTCGGCGCACGCTCGGTGGGCGCACCCAGGTCGTTGTCGTCGCCGTACAGCTCGTGCACGTCGGGGTTGAAGTCGGATTTGTTGATCACGACGAACGGCCCCTGCGTGCGCAAGTCCGTCGATACGATTTTGAGGGTATCCATGGTGAATTCCTGGTGAGGCCCGGCGGCACCGCAGTGCCGGCCGGGCCGGGTTGAAGTTTGCCCAGCGACGCTTACGCGCCGATCAGGACGCCCATATGGCGCGGCGCCACTGCTTTCACGCCCCAGGCCAAGTTGACCTCGTAGCGGACCTGGCGCTTTTGCTTGTAGATGCAGAACTCGTAAGTAATGCCGGAAACAGGGTCGGTCACCATCATCACGTCATCGGCCGAGTCGCCTTCATCCGGCATGGCAGGCGCGCGGCAAGCCAGCTGGATGGCCGAGCGGTGGAAGAACATGTTGCGGGTGGTTGCCGCGATCACAGTAATCGCGGTGGCACCGACAATTGCCTTCCGCAGGCCCGGCTCGGCCAGCACGATGGTGCCGCCGTTCGAGGTGTCAGCATCGCCAGCCGCCAGCAGGTATTTGTTGTCGGCATCGCCAGCGAACGCCACAATGTCGCCCGCGATGTAGGTGCCGGTACCAGCAGCAGCCAGGTTGATCACCGTGGCACCGACGGCATAGCCCGCAGCATTGGTGGTCGATGCAGCCGCAGTGCCGGCAGGGACCAGCGAGCGGATCTGGCCCGAGTTATGGATGTCCCAGCCCTCGACTTGGCCGATGATGCCGCGGCGGAGCAGTTCATCGCTGTTCGCTTCGTTCGCCTTGAACAGGCCCGACTGCTTGCCGCGGATGTTCGAGATCGCGGACGAGCCCAGAACCATTTGACGGTCGGTCAGCGGCGCGCCATTGTCGTCCAGGATACGCAGTGGATTCGAGAAGTCGGTGAAGTCGGCAGCAGTGCCGAACGGGGTCACGTTGGCGGTACCGTAGGCACGCGAGGCGTAGATATGCAGCGCGGCCAGATCGGCCTCGACTTCATTGCCCAGTGTGCGCAGCGCCTGGGTAATGCGCTGCGCGTTGATATCGCCCAGCGTGCCGGCGTTGTTCAAGCCGCGATTTTCTTCGCCCGTGATGCCAAATGGCACCGAGCGCGCCTTCTGAATCGTCATGTCGACGTAGTTGATGGTCTGATTCGGCGTATCCGGAGCGTAAGCGCCTGGCATCAAATCTTCTGCGACCATAGGGCCAACGGACGGCGAACGCACGGTTTCATTGATTGCCGCGCGCTCGGCATTGGAATCGCGCGAAACAGCAGGAATCATGCCGATTTGTTCACGCGAGATAACTTCCATCGCGTTGTAAATCGTTGGCAGCAAGCCATTCAGGGTAAGAGTGCCCATTGTTGTGAAGCCTTTCAAAAATGAAGAAGGCCCGCGAAGGCGAGCCATTGAGGGGTGATTTGAGTTTTAGAACAGAGAGGCCATCCAGCCCAAAGCACCCCGTCGACATCCATCGAAAGGGTACGTAAAGAGCGCCAAGGCGACGCCCTGAATTGGGAATTTTTAACCGGCTACCGTTACGCCACTTTTCATTGCTGCGGCGCGATCTTGAACGCCCATCGACTCGAATTGAGCGCGGGAGATTTGCTTGGCGCCTGCGCCGCCGCCATTGCCGCCTTGGGCGCCACTACCGGATGCGCCGGAGCCTTTCAGAATCTGGTCCTTGAAAGGGCAAGCTTGCACCAGCTGCGCCAAGCCTTCATCGAAATCAGCGACCTCACCCGGGCGGGTCGGCGAGAAAATCTTGTTGCCGGCAGCGTCGTAGGGCACCATCTTGCCGTCCTCGACCTTGAAATGGCTGCCGAAATAGGCTTTTGCCATCTCGGTCGGGATCGCTAGACGGCTCGGGTGCTTGTCGTCGGTCAGCAACTTCGAGCTGGCGAAGCCGCCGCCGATCATGTGGGTGTTCAGTTCGTTGGTGCGCTTTTCCAGCTGGGCGGTCAGCTCCTGCAACTGCGTGGCACTTGCTTTGGCCTGCGCGGCAACCTGCTCTTGCGCGGTCTTGGCCGCCGCATCTTGAATTTCCTTAACCTGGGCGGCCGTCTTCAGTTCGCCGGAGCTAAGGCTCTTGACCGTATTCAGCGCGGCCAGAGCGGCCACACCATCTTCGATACCGTCGAACGACTTCAGGCGCAGCTCGGCAGCCTCCTTCGCCTCGCGGTGAGTCTTGGCCTCGCCGTTCAGGCGGGTGATCGTGCCCAGCGTGGTATCCGCATCGAATGGTGCTTCGGTACCGTTCGGGTGAATGAAGATCGGCAATTTCTTCTCGCCGTCGACCGCAATGGTTCCGTCTGCGTTGTACTTGAATGGCATGGTCGTTCTTTCCGGGCATCCGCCCTATCAATGGCCTTCCGGCCGTGCACCGCATCGCGTCCGCTTGCGGCAATAAAAAAGGGCCACCTGGTTGCCCGGGCGGCCCTCGTTGGTATGAAAAATTCTATTTGTACTTCGCCTGCAGCTGCTCAAGCGTCAGCTTCCTACCCTTGAGGTTCATCAAGTCATTCAGCGTGATTTTGCCCGCCTCGTACATCTCGGCGCGGCCTGGGCCCAGGTATTCAGCCCGCCAGGCCTTGTCCTTGCTGGCCAGGAAGCTGGCGAAGTTCATCTTGCTGCTGACTGCCCCGCCATCGCTTGGGCGCGTGCTCTCGCCCGGCTCGTCCAGATTGATGCCCAGGTCCGCAAAGGACTTGGTGCGCGTGCTGAGCACGCAGCGGCAGCTGAAATGGATGGCGCCAGGCCCGCCCGCCCATTCGTGCGTGTGGTTGATCGGCTCCTGATCGTGTAGCGAGTACTCCATTTGGTCGCGCATGGCACACAGCAAGCAAGTATGCGAGTCCAGCGTGCCGAGCCACACCAGGCACTCGATCAGGTCACTGTTCTGCTGGAACGACGCCAGGCGCGCGGCATTGGCCACGGCCTGCACCGAACTGTGCACCAGCGCGCGGGCGTTCGCCTCGGACGTCTTCAGGATGCCGGGTATGACCTCCGCATCGCCGCCGGCGGCCTTGGCACTGGTGCCGATAACTCGCGCCACAATCTGTGAGGTCGTTTCGCCCTGTGCAGCACCGAGCCGGACTTGGTCGGCAAACTTGAACTGCGTGGCCAGCTCCTGGCGCTTCCACCAGTTCGCGGACGAGGCGCCCTTGATCAGCGTGTCGCCGACCAGCTTTTCGAGGTAGGTAGCTGGCGGCAACTTGGCGCCCAGCTCTATCTTGAGGCCCTGCGTCAACACCTTGGCCGTGTAGTCCGCCTCGATGCGGGTCATGCCCAGCAGATTGCGCATGGCTTCCGCTTCCATGCCGCTGTAATGCGAGGAAATCACGGCATTCGATTCGCGCAACAGCGCGGCCAGCCGTTGTTTGCCATAACTCGACACCTCGCCCTCGCCCAGCTTGGCGGCCAACTCCTTCGACATGGCGCCCATCAGCGCAACGATCTTGCCTTGCACGTCCGCGGAAAAGCGCTGCAGATTCAGTGAATGCACGAGGAACATCTCGGCAATCCACTCTTCGAGCGCGCCCATTTATACCCCCGACAAGTCGGGCGGAGCCGACTGAATACGCTCCTGCTCCGTCTCCCAGTCCAGATCCGGCGACAGGATGCCGCGGCGCTGCAGCTCGTTGAAGTACGTCTCGCCGGAAATTTTCCCGCCGGCGGCACTCTTGAACAGCAGCTCGGCACTGGCCTCGGCCAGCGAAGCGGCACCGAAGTCCTTGAAAATGGTGATATGGCCGCCTTCGGCCTCACCCACCCATTCAGCCATGAACTGCAGGGCCTGGTCGCCAGCATCCTCGACGTTGCCCGCGATCTTCTGCAGCGCGCATGCGCCCTGCTCGTTGTCGGCCAGGGTCTGCGATTCGGTCACGTTGCCCGGCTTAATCACCAGCAGTTCGGCGCCAGCCTGGCGCATGCGGTCTTCCAGGTCGAGGATGGACAGGCGCCCGGCCTCGATGGCCTTTCCGCCGTGCTCCACGAATTTCAGGTCGCCCTCTGGCGATTCGGACTTGACCGCGCTGCCGGCGCCGACCGTGATGCCGCCCTCGCCCAGCATCTTGGCGAACAGGATCGGTACGCGCGCGACGTGCAAGATGTTCTGCTGGTCGCTCTTGCTCTGCCAGTGCTCCACGTTGCTGTGCGCCAGCTCGAGCAGCGGCGGCGTGGCCTGCATGTAGCCCAGGCGCTTGCCGTAGACGGGCACGAATGCGATGCGTTTCAGTGTGGTGGTGCCCTCCTCGTGCAGCACCCACTCCTTTTTGCCAGCCGTTTCGCGCTGGCGCCAGGTTTGCCAGGTACCGCGCCCGAGCACGCGCACCTGCTCGATTTCCTTGGTATCGAATTCACCATTCGGCTCGGACACGCTTTCCAGCAGCCGCAACTGGGTCAGCCCTTCGAGGCTGGTCGCATTCTTCGGCAACCAGCCCAGGACGTTCTGCACGTGCACCTGGACGAAGTACGGGCGCACGCCAGCGGCCTGCTCGTCCGCCTTCGTGACCAGATTGCCCGCCTTGGGGAAGTCGACCAAGATGCCAGCAAACCCGTAGCCCATCGCCTCCTGGGTAATTTCCGACAGGAAGCTATGCAGGTCACGGCCGGACAGGTCGACGTCTTGCAGCCAAGCCTTGATCCGGTCCGGCACGTCCTCGCCCAGTGTCACCGGCTTGCTGAATGGCTTGGCTGACAGCACATCGATGGTGCGGGCATAGGCTGGGAACAGTGTGGCGACGGCCAGGCGCAGCTTGTAGGTCTCGTCATCCTCGCCCGGCCACTGCGGCAAATACGCCTTGCCAGCGGCGCGCATTGTCTTCGTGCCACCCAGCAGCGCGGCGATCAGCGCGCAATCCTCGTTCAGCTTCGCCGCTTCGGCTGATTGTGTGCGTACATCGGTCATGGAAATCCTTGTTGTTACATGCGCAGCGGCGCGGTGGTCGTCGTGCTCTTCACGATCGGGTAGCGCTTCACGAGGAAGTAGCCGTTCGCGTCATTCGGGTGGTCATGGCCAGATTTCTTGTCTGGCTGGCCATCGGCGCCCCACACCTGCTGCTCCAGCGCCTCGGTCGTCGTCGGGCATTGGTCGGTGTTGATCTTCCAGCGGCGCTCGCCCTGGGCGTTCAGGATCATGCCGTTGTAGGCGTTGACCCGGTCCTTGACCGCAGGGTTTGAGTGGTTCACTTCGAGCAGGAAGCCCGCCTGGCGCAAAATGGACAGGTCAGACTCGCTGGCGTTCTTGCTGCTGGTGTTCTGCCCGGACGCATCCGGGAAAATCTTCACCTGGTGGCCCTTGTCCTTGAAGTCTTCCTTCAGGATCCTGGCCATGGCTGGCGTGTCGCGCACCTGCACGCGCTCGGCCAGCGTGCGCGGCATGCCTTCGCGCACCACGTTGACGCAGGCGGTCATGTTCTGGACGTTGAAGTCCAGCCCCACCATCAGCGGTTCGCCCGGCAGGATGATCTCGTTCGTGTGGTTCAGCGCGCGGTCGAAATCAGCGTACACGCTGCCGCTGGTCAGGTTGGTGAACTTGCCACGCAGGTAAGCGTCGATCAGCGCCGGCGGGTAGCTGGCCATCAGCGACGGGATATAGTCGTCTGGCAGGTTCAGCTCGTTGTCGAACGTGCTGGCCTGGATCAGGCCGTACAGGCTGGCCAGCTCCGGCTTATCCCGGATGGCCTTCACGAACTGCTGATAGACGAACTTGAAGCCCTCCGGCGTCGTCGTCACGTCGATGCCGTTCATCAAGCCCGGCACCTTGTAGCGCATGCGGGCGATGATCTTGCGCCAGGCCATCTGCGCCTTTTTCAACGGCATCACGTCCAGCTCATCGATCAGCGCGTGGCCGATCTTGAAGCCGACGATGGTTTCTGGCTTCTCCATCGAGCGGCAAATGACCGTGCCCCGGTACCGGCGGCCCTCGTACACCTCGACTTCGTGGTCGCCCTGCTTCACCCTGATACGCAGGCCCATCGCGTAGGCCACCTCCTCCATCGTGGGATAGAAGATGTCGCGAATCTGCGGGTAGGTCGGCGCGAAGTAGCCCTGGTTGATGCCTGGCCATTGCCAAAAGTGGGCGCAGATGCCGGCGCAGCCCACAAACGTCTTGCCCGAGCCGAACCCGGCCACGTAGGCCTTGAACTTATGCGGCAGTTGCAGGAAGCTCGACTGCGGGACGTTCAGGTCAAACTGGATTGTCGTCATGGCGCTTGGCGTCTTTCACGCCGAAAGTGATGGCGACAGGTGTTGGGGCGTCGTCGTCCGGCTTCACGTCCTTGCTGGCTTTCAGCAGGTTCATGCCGATCTCGGCAGCGCCGTTGGCCATCCTGGTCAGCACGGCAATATCGCCCAGGGCCAAGCGGCTCTTGTCGTCCAGCGGCTCAGCATCGTCGATCTCGCCAGCCTTGTTGTGCGCGATGCCGGACAGCCGGTGCGCGGTAGCTGCGCCGTATCGTGCGGCGCCAGCCAGGTGCATCGAAATCTCTTTCAGCTCGTCGGCCAAAGTGCGCGCACTTATCTGCGCACCAATCGGTAGCGCACTAAATGCTGACTCTGCTGCAACCAATTGATTTGCAACATCTTTTATTTGTTTCGTCTGCGCACCAAAGCGTTTTCTGATTGCCGCTTCGGATACGCCGAACTCTCGGGCGAGTGCTCGGGCTGCCTCCCCCTTGAGGAGGCGCCGCTCGATCTCCGACCACTGCTTTTCTGTCAGGGATGATTTGCGCCCCATTAACACCTCGCATACTCATACGGATCAAAACCAAAACATGCGTAGAATGGCAGCCATTAACAAAATAGAAAGGCACCCCCTATGAGAACCGAAGAACTCGTTGGAAATTTTCAGGCCTTAAGCCAAGACGGCAACGTGTACGAGGTACACATCTATCAATCATTCACCGAGGTCCGAACTATGTCCGGAACCGGCCGGGCCAGGGGATCGAAACGATATGCGCTCAGCACCGGCGAACATGTCAATCCTATTTCAGACACAGAGTTCAGCATCGTCTGGAAGGACGAGCGTGACCCGGAACGTATAACCCGCAAGTAAATCGCATAGATCACACCAGATCTGCGTCAAGCATCACGGGCGGCATCGTCGCGCCCACCACCCATAGCCTGATGGCGCCGCCAGCATTCAACGAGGCCAGCTCTTCGGTATCTGGGCGCCAGTACGACACCACGACAGGCAGATCGCCAACGTGCGTGCGCGTGATCGGCAGAGCGCCGCACGGCAGCTCGCCCTGGTCCCAGCCCGCTGGTGCGCCGAGAACGCCGTTATTCGATGGGTGTTGGATTTTCTGCATGGCTGCCTTCGTTGTGTCACCGCCCGCCCCCAGCAGGCGCCGCAGTGCATCGCGGCTGGAGTCCTCTGGATCTTTGCTACGTCGGTGAACTGCGCCCGTTTTGTAAGCCCCACCACTGGAGCGCACTGGCAGATTGCAAGCAAACACGCCTACGCAAAATTGATTTGAGCTGCTGCTGAATCTGGAGGCCCCGAAAAGCCCTTAGAATGGTCTCTTAACCACTGGAGGACGTCATGTTCGAAAAAAACTACTTTTCCCGTCTTGATCGCTATGTGGCTTTGGAAATGCCATTACCCTCAACACCTTGCAGCCCCCTCAGGCGAATTCGTATCGCGAAGCAAATTCAATTGCTTCATAACTGGATCGAGGCCAATACGCCCTGGCCTGAGCGCTACCGCGACTGAGTCGCAGCACCTGTGCGGCGTCATTTGTACGGCCAAGTGCTGGCCACTGGCGCGCGTCGCGCGGTTCGCGCCGACGTGGGATGGTTGGCGCTGCACAGAATCAGCATGATGGCGAGCATGCTCATGCTGTCATTTCGAAATTGAACATGCTGTACCTCAAATAGAAAAGCCGCCAGCGTAGTGATGCGGCCGGCGGCGAAACCCGGCGTGCAGGGCAAGGAGAGCTGGAGCGGGCGGCGGGAATCGAACCCGCGTGGAAAGCTTGGAAGGCTTCCGCTCTACCATTGAGCTACGCCCGCAGTCTGGAAAACCCACCAGAGGAACGTAAAAAGTATCAGGCCCACAATGGGATAAACAACCCATCGAGGCGCAAATGACTACCAAAAACGATTTACTCTGGCTTTACATTGATCGTGCTTTACTTCTTTATCCACTATGCGAAGTGCTATGCCACTTCGTTGTCCCTTATCTTGGTGCTGGGTGACAGCGTCCCAGCGTCGGTTTGGCGCGCAGCCGCACGGCAGCGCCCGACTGATTTTCCCTATTTATCGCTGGTTAGCTACTTCACGGCGCACCTCCTTTTCAGGCCTGCGGCGGCATGATCGCGCGCGCATCTGACCTGTTCAGTTTCTTTCGTTGCCCTCCGCGTGCCGACACTTGGAATGTCGAATTCCTTTACGACTTTCGCCCGTACAACGGCAAGCTGGAGCGATTTTCGTTTAAATTCAGCGACTTAATAAAATGGCACGCTTCCTGCTCTGCTTGGCTCCGGGCATTTGCCCGATCAAACTTAATCCACGGGAAAAACCATGAATCGCAAATTTTATTGGGCGACACTGGCGCTCTGTCTCGCCAGCGCCGCTGTGCGGGCCGACAATTTCAAAAATGGTGGCTTCGAGAACGGCAACGCGACCGGCTGGACCACTGGCGAAGGGTACCGCGGCAACACGCTCAACGACTCGCTCAATCCCGGCAAGCTTCTGCCTGGCGGCGGCCTTTACAGTGGACCTGCTACGCGCTCGGACATCATCGATGCCGGCACCATTGATCCAAATATCGGCTCTCAACTGGGTTCAACCGTGTACGCTGGGAAATATTCGTACCGAGTCGAGGATACGTACGTTGGCGGCTACGCTTCGGTGATCAGTCAATCGGTCAGCAACTACAGCGAATCCGATATTTTCTTTACCTGGAAAGCCGTGATTGAAAACGGTGGCCACGCCGATAACGAATCAGCAGCCTTTTTTATCTCGCTTCGCGATGACACCACGGGTACGGAATTGGTCAAGCGTTTTTATAATGCCGGCAATGGCGGCGGCGGCGTAGACGCTCGATTTAAAACCTATGGCGATTATTACTACACGCCACTGTGGCAGATCGAGCGCCTAACAATCGATTCCAGCCTGTCCGGGCACGACTTCACACTCTCAGTCGCTGCAGCCGACTGCTATTTCAACGGTCATACCGGGTATGCATACGTTGACGGTTTTGGCGGCGTCAATCCAATTCCAGAGCCTGAAACTTACGCCATGATGTTGGCGGGCCTCGGCTTATTGGGCTTCACGGCACGCCGGCGCAATAAGCGAGCGTAGAAATGGATAAGCCACCCATGAGGTGGCTTATCTTTTTCTCCCACGACCACAGTGTGTGGTGAGCGGCAAATTCAAGGCGTGCAGGTACGGCGCTGGGTCCGGGTACTGTCGCGAGTTCCAGCTATCGGCGCCAATATGGCGCGGGGTGCTGAAAAATTTTTACTATAAATTCACTTTATTATTATAGCCAAATTATAGGAACATGAACATAGAAATTTTAAATTTACATACCACGACACTATAAAAATCAAAAAATTACAACAAAACTAAAGTTAGCCACTCATATTAATGACATGAGGAGCAACATTTGTGTATCCACCTGTTCCATCGGCCATTTTAAAGAAGCCCCTTCGATCAGCAGACGTCACAAGATTTATGCTGCAATTGTGCCACTGCTGAGGTTCGACAGTAGCAGAGAAGAGCAAGAAGGGGGAGTTACTAGTGTCAACTGAAACCGACAGACCAGCAAAATCAAGATCAAAACACCCATCAAGTACTCTAACCCCCTTTGATGGAAACTGCGTCTTAAATTTTACATTGTATTCCGGTTGAAAATATCTAATAAGAGCTGCTTCTGCAAGGGAAACCTGCTGCCCTTTTTTCAATGGATTATCAACAATTCTTTTCATGCGCGTAGTATCGCGCTCATCAGAAATTGCTGCCTTATCGCGGCCATCCATACTAATCATCAGATCGTAGTGAGGGTAGCGAAGCGTCACCAAATAAATTTCACTATCTGGAGAGTTGTACATTACGTCGGCCAGAATTTTTTGAAAAGTAGAATGACTTCGCAAGCGCTGAACAGCCGTACTTTTGCCGCTCGCAAATGACTGTCCAATGTATAAAACCTTTAAATTTTTCAAATCAGCCACTGATTTCATATGCGCAATTTTATGTGCCAGAAAACTAGCTGGCAGATGTCGTACTTTATTGCCTAAAGCATCAAATGTTTGAACTTCTCGATGAGGGTATCCCGAAAGCCGCAGATTAACAGCACCATCCAACAATGCAAATTCTTCGCGAAATTCAATTTTCGTTTCCAAACCATTCACGCTATAGACCACGCGACCAGAAATGAATCCATCTACGTAACTAAAGCCAACAGGGTCAAACCGAACTGCCGGGCGTTGGCAAATAATATATATGTGAGATTCGTTTGATACTTTTTGTTCTTCCTCGCCCATAATTCCATCAGAGAGCAACTGATCCGCCGCGAAAAACATGCAATAGTCATTAGTCAATGTAACGATATACTCGGAGATATAATTTTCGGATTTTTGCATGAGTTTTCAACGAAGAAGGTGCACTTTGGAAGGAATACATTATTACAAATTACCAATCTCTCATTCTAGCAGATGACCTTCTAGAGTGACTTTCAAAAATTTCACCAAGTTCACTCACCATATCCTTAATTCGTTCGCGCTCGAATCCGCCTGAGCACGATACCTCTGCGTTACCAGAACCAGCACAAGTGACGCATGTACGCAGGCTCTTCAGCGAAACTCCGGTGCCATTGCAGCACTTGCAGCGCCCGTCGAGCCAATGAGCTAGCGAAGCATGCGCTACACGCTTGTAAAGCGCATGCGCAGTGAACACGTCGCGCTCGGAATTGATCTTGACCCATCGGCGCGCTTTGCCCTTCTCCGTCACGGCAGCCGTCCAGATACGCAACAGCTGCGCAAGATTGCCGGAATTCCCCTCGAAAAGCTTATTGATCGTGCCGTCCGCGTACTTGACCCTGCACAGTAGCGAGCCGAGATCCCCCGCCAGCGCCGCTGCCGCGATCGCATCAAGGTCGTGATGAAACGCATCATCCCGGAGATTTGACGATTGCAACGATGCTACAAATTTTTCTGCGAAGCCCATGAATTCCCTTTCATTCCGTACGTCAACGTTAACACCCTTTTTTGACCTCTGCTAGTCCTGCCAATCACCGGCACTGCTCATACCCGCAGCACGCCGGTCCGGTTGAATTCGCGCACGGCTGCCAGGCCGGCACGTGCAATTTCCACGTTCGACGCACTGCGCAGGAAGACCATCGTCTTGCCGACGCCATCACGCAGCACGCGCATTTCTTCGCCGTTGACGCCGAAGGTGCCCGTGCGCTGGGCGTATAGAACCTTGCATTTCTTACTTATGCCGGCCCACCTCTTTCGATCCGCACCTTGTCCGGCTTTCCACAGTACTCGCGGCACAGCAACGCCGGCTCGACTTCACATCTCTCAGTCATACAATCGCCGGCTTCATCGCGGCTTGCAAAATGCACTGGGCCAGCCAAGCCTGCACTACACCTCCTCTCGCAAAAATAAATAATTAGAAAGTGATAATTCAATAGAATTTCGAAAAAAAAATGTCGCACAATGAATCATTGTTCTATTCAATTAATAATTTCATGAATTTACATTACACAATTTACTAGAAAAAACCACATTTCAAGGCTGAAAGGTCGCTCAGCTTTGATAATCTCCATCAGGCGACCAGAAAAAGGAAATAAAATGGCTCTTAAAATAGTAAGTGCAATCTACGGAAATAATGGAAAAATCGCGGATGTCACCGCAAAAGTTCAAGACATTGTAAAAAATGGAAATGACGATGTTTTGATCAATAACGTAACTCTAGGCATCGACCCGGATATTGGAAAAGGAAAGCAATTCGCCTCCATATACTTTTATGAAGATGGCACGATTCACACAATCTCGGGAAAGGAGAACGATACACTGGACTTCGTGAAATAGTTCGACGATTTATCAATAAAAATCGACACCTCTGCGAGACAAGCCAGGAATTATGGCTTAGCAGCTAATTAGAGCGCAGTGGAGTCGATACAAAGCTTTTGCCTCACTAAAATTTCTTTCAGCCTTTATCTCCCACATCTTTTCTAGGCACAAAAATACCAGTGCAGTGCATTTAATGCCCTGTTGCTTTGCGACTCATTACCAATCCGCGACCAGTTCTCCTCGCTGCCAGCGCTTGCAAACCACGGGCCATCATTGCGCTTTCTCCAGGCGATGCGTGACCGCCTTGACGATTGCGGCGCGCGCCGCCGCATCCTTGTCCGGATAGAGCCGGTACCACTCCAGGAAGCCGCTGGCATCGACGCCGGCCGACATCGACATCAGCCGGATCTCGAACTGTGCGAGCAGCGGCGCGGCTGCCGCCCAGTCACCCAGCCAGTCCGGCACCATGGCCTGGCCGCGACTTGCGGCGGCGCCGGCCGGCGGCATGCCCACCAGGGCGCCGCCCACCTCGACAATGCTGGACCAGCCCAGCAGCTCAGCCAGGCGTTTGTTTGCTGCGATTTTGTTTTCTTGATTTTTCATTTGAAGCCTTTTAAGCCGTTTTTTCTGATGGGTACGTCACTTCGTAGCGGCCATGGCCCTTGCGCAGTGCGGCGGTGCCTCTGGCAAATCCTGAGCGGCATTCGCAGCCTAAACGCTCGGGCGTTTTCCACGGTGGGACTGCCAATCGAAGACAACCAGCCTGCCGCCGCCCTCGCGCAATCGGTCGAAGGCACGCTCGCCCAGGAACTGCTCCAGTCCGGACGCGTCGAGGTTGCTGATGACGATGGTCGGGCGCGCCGCCTCGTAGCGGCCGTTGATAATCTCGAACAGGATCAACTTTTCCGTGTCGCTGCCGTGCTGCACGCCCACTTCGTCGAGGATCAGCAGATCAGGGTCGACCAGGTCGCGGATAGCCTGCGCCTCGGTGCGGCCGGCGCCCTTGGCGTAGGTTTCCTTGACGGAGCGCACTGCGCGCATCACGGACGTGAATACTGCCTGGCGCCCGTGGCCCATGATGTGATGGGCAATGCCCACGGCCAGGTGGGTCTTGCCGGTGCCGACATCCCCAGCGAAGATCAGGCAGGCGCCAGTGGCCCGTGCATCTTCGAAGTTCTCGGCGTACCGGGCGGCCACGGCCAGCGCGCGCTCGGCGCCAGGGCAATCCGGCCGGTACGATTCGAGGCGGCGATCAGCAAAACGCTCGGGAATAGCGGCACGGCCGAGCTTTGCGCTCCATTCGCGCGCCTTGAGCTCCTGGCGCCAGGCGGCGCGCTGCTCGGCCTCGCGCACTTGGTCCTCGACGTTCATGCAATCCGGGCAGCCGGACCAGGCGCCGCGAATCAGCATTGCCGTGTACTCGCCGTGCATTGGGCAGCGCTCGATCTGCGCGCTGACGAAGCGCTTCTTGCCTTCAAAAGGTGCCATCTGCCCCAACGCCCTTGTGGTAATCCTGCTTGCAAAAGTTTCCATGCTGTGCCGCCTTTCCGCCCAAAGGCGTTCGTTTCATCGTCAGTTGATCCCACTTCTCGCGCAACTTTGCCGGCGAGAGGATGTTCGAGCACCAGAACGCGTCTCCCTGGGCCCATTGGAAAAGCTCGCAGATTTCCGCGTGGGTGCGCTTGTCGCGCTCGCGTAGCAGCCGCACGTCGTCGGCCCAGGTGTCGAAGTGCGGCTGCCTGGCGGCGGCGTTGTTCGCCAGCACCCGACCGAAAAGCCAGCGTGCGCACTTCTCGTCGTCAGCGCTGTGTTTGCGTTTTTCCCTGGCTTCCTTGATATCGACCACAGGCACCGTTGGAATCGCCGCGTCGGGGATTTTCTCCGACAAGGTTTTATATATTGGTGATTGGGTATTGGGTATTGGTGTTTGGGTAGCCGTTGCAGGCGTTGCAGGTGCCGTTACAGGTGGCGTTTCAGGTTCCAGGCTTTTCGGGGCCTGCAACGCACCCGCCATCGTCCGGAGTTCCTTGATTCCGATATTCCAAGCAGCGTGCTGCCCGGCAGCCGTAAGCTGCGCAAACAGGGCTGCACGCTCGTCTCTATGCCGCCTCATGCGTGTTTCCTCGTTCGCTTTCTTCGCCTCGCGCTCTGGCTCGCCGGCCTGGAATGCGAAGATAATTTCGTCGCACGTTTTGTGGTGCCAGCCATCGGCAGCGAGAGAAAAAAACTCTTTGAGCACGACGTCAACCGCTTTTTTTTCTTCGCGGCTGCGTGCGCGGACGACACGTTTTATTTCCTCGACGTCCGGATCGAGTGGCATTTCCTTGTCGAGGTAGCGTCGAATCATGCGGCAATAGATCCCGTCCTCGCAGGCGGAAAGGTGCGAGGTGTTCTTGTCGTAGTCGCCAATATGGTGCTCGAAGTAGTTCAAGGTCGAGCCTCCTGCGCGCGCGCCGCGCCGAACAGCGCAGCCACCAGCGGATCGCCCACGGCGCCCGCCTTGCGGATCCAGTACTTACTGCGCCAGCGCGCCTTCATCGAGTCCCAGCGGCCGTCCTGCTTGGCCTTGGCCTCGAAGCGCAAGCGAACCTGGCGCTTCGTCAGGTGCTTTAGCGTGCAGGGCGCATCTGGCAGGTCGCCGACGGCGTACACGGCCATGGCAGCGCCGGCACGCGGGTGCGGCTTCCAGCTGGCGATGTGAATCTTGCGAGCGGCGTGCAGCAGGCCCACCCAGCGCAGGACGGCAGCCTGGCTGACGCCTGACTTGCGGACGATCTCGGCTTTGGTGCCGGGCATGGCGCCCAGCACGAATTCACTGAAATTTGCGCGCGTCATGCTTCACGCTCCGCAAGGAAGGTGTGCTGTTCATTCTCGTTGCTATGCACCCAGTAGTGGCATGGCCGGCACAGTAGGACCAGGTTGTCGGCGACAGCGCGCTGCTCGCGGACAGCGAAAGAAATCACATGATGAATATGAAACGTTGGCGTGCTGGCGCGGTCGACCGTGCGCCAATCCAGCTTGCAGCGCTGGCAGCACGCGTCTTCCCTGCGCCAGACGGCCTTGGCGGCCATCTTCCATTCTTGCGTTCGATAAAACTCCTGACGTTCCGGGGTGGCGCCGCCCTTCCAGTTCGGGTTTTGGTCGGCCGGCACCGTATGCAGCCAGTGCATGCCGCCGCGCAGATAGGGCTTTCGCCCTTTGGAACCTGCAGCGATTAGCGCGCGGCTCGCGGCGCTGTGCTTGGTGCCAGAAAAGCTGCGCGCGTCACCACCACGAGCGAACCATTGCGCAGGGTCGCTGCCACGCGGCCGCGTAGGAATGCCGGCGCGCTTCAACCAATAATGAACGGTCTTGGGGTCGCGCTGATAGAGCTTCGCGATATCAGGACAGCCCAGGCGCTGCCCTGTGTAAAGCTCCGCCAGATGCTCGTCAGTGGGGCGAGCGACGGTAGATTGTGTTTTGCTCATACTGCTTCCATTTCGAATATTGTGATTTGTCGAGGGTCGATCTCAGGGACGAGTGATAGTCGAGCCTCTCCGACTCGGGGCGCCGACGAGCCCACAACCACTTTCACATCTGCCAGCAACGTGGACTCTTCCTGGATGCGTTTGCGCGCGATCTCGGCGTAGGCCGGGTTCAGCTCGATGCCGATGCAGTCGCGCTGCAGGCGATCGGCGACAAGACCGGTGGTGCCGGCGCCGAAGAACGGATCCAGTACCACGCCGCCTGGTGGGCAGCCTGCGCGGATGCAGTTTTCCGGCAGCTCAGGCGGGAACGTGGCGAAGTGCGCTTCGGCGAACGAATGCGTCGCCATAGTCCAGACGCTGCGTTTATTGCGGAAGCCGTCAGGGATAGAATCTTCCCGATCCGGCCTGTGAGTGCCGACGGTTTGGCCAGGAATCGCTGCGGCCCGCTTGGAGTCCTCCCGCTTGAATGTATCGCGGGCACAGACACGGCCTCGCCCTCTGTCTGCGGCGTCAGTGCCATGGCCGAATCCGACGCCACGACTGACAGCTTTCATTGGGCCGTTGGTTTTTCCTGGGGCGCGGGTGCTGCCTGCTTGATTTTCGATGTCCTGCGCAAGTCTGGACACGGTACTGGCCGTTACCGTCTCCCTGATCGCCTTGGCGTCGTAGAAATACTTCTCGCTTTTCGTCAGCAGAAAGATGTACTCATGGCTTTTTGTGCAACGATCCCGCACTGACTCGGGCATGGGATTAGGCTTGCTCCAGACAATGTCCTGGCGCACCCACCAGCCGGCGTCCTGCAGCGCAATCGCGAGCCGGTGCGGCATCATGCAGAGGTCTTTCGGTTTGAACCCCTCCAGTTTTTTGCGGTTAGGCTGGGAATTGACCATGCCGCGGCGTATGAATCGCTCGCCTTGGTCGCCGCCACCTGGCGCGCGGCCAACGGCGCCGGCGCCGGTGGCATAGCTGTCGCCCATATTGATCCAGCAGGTGCCGTCAGCGCGCAGCACGCGGCGCCTCGTTGAAAACGTCAACCATCACGGCGATGAATTCCGCCGGGGTGACTTCCAAGCCGATCTGGCCGTCGACGCCATAGTCGCGCAAACCCCAATATGGCGGGCTGGTGACGATGCAGTGCACGGATTCGGCCGGCAACACGCGCAGCTGCTCGCGCACGTCGCCAATCATTATTGTTACGGTCATAAGAGTCCCTCAGCTTTCAGGATTTCGTGTGTGCGGCCGACGGCCGTGCGGAACGCCGCCTCCAGGCCGGCCAGCGACAGATCAGCCGGGCGCGGGCGCCGGCCGTCGAGCACGTCGTGGCACGCGCTGCAGCCGAACGCGGCCGCGGTGTCCGGGGCCTTCAGGCCCATGCCCTTCCCGTCCGCCAGGAAATTGCTGTGGCAAAGCACGGTGGTGTCAGGGTCGAAGTTGCAGACGGCCAGGCGCAGCGTGCAGTCCTGGCCGCGCGCGGCGCGCCGAATGGGCGTCGAGACCGGGCCTTTCGACTTCCAGCCGGCCTTGCGCTTCGGCGCCGTGCGCTGGTGCGACTGCACGGAGAGCATGCCGGTGCTGGGCATGGGCGAGGTGCGCTTGAATGGCGTGCGCGTCAGGCTCTTGCCGGGTTTCATTGGTGAGCGCTTCATTTCCCACCGCCAATAGTCGACGTGTTACGATTCCGCCAACTTAAATTGGAGGTGGAATGGCGCTCAAACATAAAACATGGACGTTTGCAATCGGCGCAGTAGCACTTCTCAGTATTTGCGGATGGCTTATCTATACTCGAATTGAGACCAAGGACTGGGCTGCATGGGTACAGGCGGTCGGCTCTATTGCTGCTATTGTTTTTGCCATTGCCCTCACTTGGTATCAAGGCGAGGCCTCCATTGAACGGGAGCGCATCAAGGACGAAGAAGATGTGATTGGACTGCTGCTCAGCATCAAGGACGAGATTAGTGTCAACATGCAAATGGCGCATGAAACGGTCGGCAAGGCCTTGGCGAAAACCGAACCAGGGACAGCTTTTTACGTTGTTTTCCCAGTGCAGGAGGATCCGTTTTGCATATACAACAGCGTCACCAACCGCTTGCATCTTATTAAAAACGAGAAATTGCGTTTTCAAATCATCAAGACCTATGGAATCGCAAAGGGTGTTGTGCAAACTTTTCGATTTAATAACGAGCTTGTGACAAAAGTTGAGTTGGCCAGAAGATTGCAGGCGTCGACCAACACTTTCCGTGATGTCGTGGCACTGAAACGGGTCGAAGCGCAGATAATCGACTACGGCGACAAAGTTCGGGGCCATTACGCGGCCGTCAACGCTGAGGTCGATATCTTGCTTTCGCTCTTGAGAGAGCGAGGTTTGTAGGCGGCCCATCGTCAATCCTCCATCGCGCGCTTGATGCCAGCGCCATCGAGGCCAGCAGCCTTGCAACCCAGGCGAGTAGCATGGAAGTACGTCATTTCGTTGGCGGCACGGCCAGCCGTGGCCAGGCCGGCGGCCACCAGACGCTGCATGGCCTCGTGCTGCTGGCCGCTGCCAGCGGCAAAATAGTTGCGCCAACCCCACTTGTACCTCGGATATTGCTGCACGGCGCCCAGCATGTGCTGCAGTTTGGCGAAGTCGCCAGGCATGATTGCGTCGCGGACAGCGGCCAGCGCGCAGGCGGCGCATTTGCCGTGCTGGGTCAGCTGCTTGGCAGTGCTGGCTTTGCCGCAGACACAGACTTTACGGATTAACGAATAGTCGGGCGCGGACAGATTTGCGATATGGGCGCGGTCGTTTCTTGCTAAGTCGTACATCATGATATATTCGCCCTTCTTATATTTCTTGAAAGAAAAAAATGTCCCTTAGCACCCCTGATCACACTCGCATGAAACACGCTTCCGAGCTCACGGCTGCGCAGATCGAAGAAGCCAAGAAGTTGTATATTTCCTATTTTGGCAACTCTGAAAACCCAGCCGCCTTGGCTGCACTCATCCAGACATTGGCGCTTAATTACGCCACAACTGTCGCTCAAAAAATTTAATAGGCTCATCAAGCCACCCTCGCAATCTCGCGCTCATGCGCGAAGTTGGCGAGGATCAAGGCCTTCGCCATGGGCGGGCATACCGAATTGCCGCACATGCGCACCTGGGCGCTCTTCGTCAGTTTCAGGCCCTGTGCCGGATCGTCCCCGATGATGTAGTCGTCGGGGAAGCCCTGGGCCCGGAACAGCTCACGCGGCTGCAGCATGCGCAGGCCGATATCCACGATCTGGTAATCCTGGCCGTGAATCGTCACAAGGCCGAAGCGGTCGCGACTCGTGACGGTGGCCAGCGGGCCATCAATCTCCGGCGCCTGGTCGGTGCCGTAGTAGCTCAGCAGGAAGGCGCGCACCTCGGCGCGGGCCGGGCCGCCGGCGCCGACGATGAACGGATCGGCCGCGTCGACCACGTACCGCATGATGCCCTTGGCGATGCGGCGCAGCGTTGCCGGCGCCAGCGGCTTATCGCGCTCGAAGATTGACGGGCACGGTAGGCTGAAGTCGATGCACTCGGCCGCCGTGCGGTACGGCAGCAGCTTGCCCGCGCGCACGCCGATGCTGTCGGGGGCGCCATGGGTTGGCTCTGGCCACTTGATGGCGATGCCATCGCGGCGCGCCACCAAGAAGAAGCGCTTGCGGATGGTCGGCGTGTCGTGGTCGCAGCCGCGCATTTCGCGGAACTCGACGGCATAGCCGTGCGCGCGCAGCTGGCGAATGAAGCTGTCGAAGGTCTTGCCCTTCTTGGCCGGGTCCGGCTTGGCGCTGCCGTCGGCCTCGACCAGCAGCGGGCCCCACGTTTTGAATTCCTCGACATTTTCCAGCATGATCACGCGCGGCTTGCACTTGGCCGCCCAGCGCAGCGTCACCCAGGCCAGGCCTCGGATGCGCTTCTCGACGGGCTTGCCGCCCTTGGCCTTGCTGAAATGCTTACAGTTGTGGACGATTATTCCTTCGACCACGTAGCTTTCATCCTCTTCGACGCCGATGTTGAAAACTTCCGCCGAGACCGGCCCCGCTGATTGTTCGCGCACCGGGCACCACTCGATGCCATCTTCCCGATAGGTCTGCGTGTGCTCGATGTGCACGGCGTGGCGCCAGCGAACCTTGAACAGGTCGCGCGCATTGACCTCACGACCTTGAATGACCGAGGAATTCGGCCGGCAGTAGACAGCTACCGTCTTACCCAGGCTGTTCGCCAGAGCCTTTATGCCAAATGCGAGCGACTTCGAAACGGTGTGCGCCTCAACGAAATCTTCGAATTTATGGCCGTCAGCGCTCAAGTAGCCTTCCAGAAGGGCTTCGCGCGCCGCGATTGGCAGGCCCAGGGCCCATGCCGGAATGCCCTTTGCCTCGGCGCGATGACCGAAGTGCTCGCGCAACCACTCGACCAAACCACGATGATTGGTAGTGAACTGGTATGCCGTTGCCGTGGTACGCTCGTGCCACTCAAGTTCATTGGCGCCAGCGCGGCCGCCGGCGCGCGGCCAGCGATTAAGTAAAGGGCGAAGGCGCTCGATTTCGTGCACCCCGCACGTGATCACCACTTCCGCCCGGGTATCGGTCAGCCGCGTCCAGCCATCACCAAGATAGCGACCAGCCAGCCAAAGCAGCTCGTCAGACATATCGATGCCGCGGCCCGCCACGTCCGGCGCTACAGATTCAGGGAATGTGCACGGCGCCGCCCAGTACAGGCCTTTTTGCACCGTTGACGCCGGCATCCATTCCGGCGCACGTAACGCGTGGTCGTAGCTGCGCCGCTCGTTATTCCATGTGCGGTACTGTGTCCGGGTATAAAACGGGTGCTCAGGGCTGACCAGGATGCCGGGATGGCCGTGGCCACGAATTTCGATCAGTGGGCGGGTCGCTGACGAGCATTCCGTTACGGCGCGCCAACGCAACTTATGGGTCAACACGCGATCACCGACCTGAATCGTTTCGATAGCACGATAGCCCTTATCGGTCATGACGAGTGTACCGGCCGGGAAGCAATCGGGGCTGAGCCAGACCAGGCCCACCGGGCGATTGTTCGTGACCTTGATCGGGTCGACGTCCCACACGCTCTCGCACAAGTGCGTGGTGTGCGGGTGGTTCGCCGCGTGCATGGCCAGCGCTTCGGGGTCGTGGTTGATGGCGATATCGACCGGGCGGCCGAAGGCCTGCTCCAGGCCAGTGCTGGTTCCGCCACCGCCGGCAAAGTTGTCGATGATGAGCTCATTGCCCAAGTCGAGGGAAAGAGTGAAGGAATCGCGCTTCATGCTAAGATTCCTTTCAAACAACTTTGGGTGGTCTCGTGAAGAAAACCTATGTACTTCTTGCTATCGCACTGATCGGAGGATCGGTGGCTATTGCGATCATTGGCAACAAAATGGGCCTTACAAAGGACAGCTGGCCGGGATGGGTTCAGGCTATTGGCTCTATCGCCGCTTTGGGGGTCGCGATATTCGTGATGAGCAGACAAAATCGGCACGCGGCGCAACTTGTTGCCAATGCCGATAAACGAGCGCTGCTTCGACGAACGCAAGCTGCCGCCGCGATTCTGGATAGCACCGAAAGTAAAATCAGAAATGCCACTCAGCTCATCGCTATTAGCCTGACCGGAAGCGATACCTCCTTTATCCGTATGACTATTACTACAGCCAAATACGTTATATTGGATGCCCAAGGTGCAGTACGCGCGATTCCCGCTCATGAACTGGGCTCGTACAAACTGGTCAGTGGCTTGAACAAGATAATTGGATCGCTCACTACAATTGATAAAGGCTTTGAAGAAATGCTTGCTCAAACGCACCTTCCTCCGGCGATCGGCATTAATACCTTTCTTAATTTGGCAATTGCGCATTGCGAGGAGGCAAAGACTGTATTTATCGAAGGTGTAGATGAGTTGAAGGCTGAGTAACTCCCTCCGGTCGTATTTTCTTCCGTCCCTCGAACTCAATAAGAGGTTCATGGGCGCACCTCCGCAGCTGGCCGGCGAACGACCACGACAGGCATTGCGCCAACCATGCCGCGAAAGTGCGGCGTGGCGACCTGGCCGGACTGATCCGGCTCGGCACCGAGCAGCGCCGCGCGCGAGGCATCTTTCAGCACGTATCGAATGCCCGCCAGGCGCACATTGCCCTGGATGAAGCGCGAGAAGATCATGCGCAGGCGGTGCTCCATGCCCGCCTCTTCAATATCGAAGCCCGCACGCTCGCAGATCTGGTAGAAGGTGCCAGGCCCGGCCAGCAGCGCCTGCAGCAGCGCGTACGAGCGGGATCCTTGTTTCGGGAGCGTGACGCCAGTCTGGCGGCGCTTTGTCTTATTTACACTAAAAGTCGGGCGCGCGCGATCGTCAGTTTGGCCAGTCACAATGCCACCTCCGCCAGGACCGAGTCGCGCCATTTCACTTGCTGGATAGGCGTGCCGCTGGAGTGCGCCTTGCCGGTGTCCATCACGTAGGCATGCTCCCTGCCCTTCTCCGTCGGTACCCAGTGCCCGGCGATGTTCTCTTGTAGGCCGGCCTGCACCAGCAGCTGGTTGAACGCCTTGCCGCTCTTGACAAAGCGGCTGCCCAGCTCCGTCGGCGTGTAGTAAATCTCCTGGCTGGGCGTGGCCAAGTGCGTGCGCTCCATCAGCTGCAGCATGTTCACGCCGGTCAGCGCGGCCGTGCCCTGGTTCGCGCTGATAGCCGCAGCGTTCTTGTCGAGCCCGATCAGGCGCGCAATGCCGAAGATGGCGCGGAATTCCTTGGCGGGCGAGACTGCGCTGCGCGCGGGCGCGGCGGCCGGCGTCTGGCCGGTGGCCACGGCATCAAAGGTGCGGATGACTTCCAGGTGGAACTTGGGACTGATCCACATAGCGTAGGCGTAGACCAGTTCCTTGCAGACGTAGGTGCCACCGTTACGGCCTTGGGTGGTGATGGTCTGCAAACTCTGCGCCGGCGCAGAGTTTAATTCCGCTTCCAGTTCCTGGATTTCCGGGCGGCGGAAGAAGAATGCAGGCTGGTGGCGGCTTTCCGCGCCCGCGGCCTTGTGCAGGTCGTTGAGGCAAAAGCGGCCTTCTTTATCGACCGCGATCAGCGTATTCGCTATCGTGATGCCTTTGTGTTGTACAATTTGGCTCATAAATTCTCTCAAAGATTTATAGCGTTTCAAGGAAGCCCGCCTGCAAGCGGGCTTTTTTATTGGCTGGCGCGCTGCTCTTCGAGCATTGCTTCGTAGTGCTGGCGCGTCCGGACGTGACCAGGGTCGACAGGCAACGGGCCGTCGTGCGGCTCTTGGTGAGCGTGACCGCCCTGCTCCCCCGGCGCCGCGCTGGCGCCAGGCTCCGGTTGCAATGCCGCCCAGGTCAAGCCGTCACCTCGGCGCGCGCGATGCGCTTGAGCTCGCGGATCGACACGTCGAACACCTCGTGCATGCGAATCAGCAGCGAGGCGCCGATTGGCAGGCGGCCGTGGCGAATCTTGGAAATCACTGGCGGCGCCACTTCCAGCGCGCGGGCAAGCGCAGCATCGTTCTTCGGGCCTTTGGCCAGCAGCATGTCAAGCAATTCGTTATTGCCGTGGGCGTCGTCCAGCGAGCGATACGGCGATGTGGCTGTTGTTTGCGTCATGTCATATTCCTAATTGATGGTGATTAAAGTGGCCGGTTCCGGCCGTGCAATGCTGTAGCTGTCGGGTGCGGGGCCGTTATGGAGGCTCGCGCCGCGGCACCTCGTATTTCTTCGCCACCCTGTCGGTGGCATCGCGCCATTTCTGGCGCGCTTCCTTGTGCGCGGCCTTCGCCGCGCTCTCGCCCTCCCCGTCCTTGGCGCCCTGCAGGTCTTTCTCGGCCTGGCGGTAAATCATCGAACGCTGGAATACCAGCTCCTTTTCCTCGGCTGTCACCTCGGCTGGTTTATTCAATAGCTGCCTCCATGCCGTTAAACCCGCATCCGCACGACGCGAGGGACCAGGCCGAAGCTGGGGCGGTGCGCCTGGAGTGGGCCCAGCTTTTCCCGTGATTTGGGTCTAGCCCCGTTCGAAAACGGCGGCGTATCATTGCGTTTCGGCCTGGCGTCCAGGTGATTGCGGATGATCACGATCGTGCATTCGTTCAGCACGTCGCTGACGGTCTTGCGCATCGCCGTGCATGCGGCTTGCAAGGCATCCTTGTTGTCGTCAGTGATGTAGCCCTTGACGAGCGCAGTACGTTTTTGCTTCTGTTTCATGGTTTTCTCCTGGTGGTCGGTGTTACAGGGTTTGGGTACAGCGAAAATGCAGGGTGGTGTCTGATGCTGTTTTACGGTGGGCGCTCGCTGGCGGGCGATGCGCACTCCTCAAGCGGCACGCCGCGAGGCAGTTGATGCAGTTCGAGCAGCGGGATGCGCACGGAGTCGTCCGCCGGGCGTGGCGGGGAAACGGGGATCAGGCGGATCATGGCTTGGCACCCACGTCGATGCCGACGGCGGCCCGCAGCGGCACGGTGTCGAAAATGGCATTGGTAGTGGGCGGCTGGCGGCCGGCGTGGCCTGGCGCTGGAACCGGATCGGTAGCGCGGCGCGGCGCTACCTCATGGCTGGGCGCCCAGATATCGGGCCGAAGGTCGCAGAGAGTGAGCTTTGGCTCAGCGGCGACAAGCTTCTTGCAAAGCTCGGGGCCTGCCCGGCGATGGCCGCCGCCAATCAGGTAGAGGTATGCAACCGAAGTGCCTGCGGCGTCGGCCAAGGTCTTGCGATCGCAAGGCGCGGCTTGCTTGAGGTAATTTTTCATATCCATTCCGCGACTTTACCATAAAGATAAACTTTTGCGGCGAATTTGTTTATCTTTTTGGTTGTTTATCTTTTTGTTAAATTAGAAGACCATCACGCGATGACCAGAGAAGAAATCAGACGAGAAAACGCCCGAAGCCTTGCCGACCTCGCAGGCGGCCAAGTGGAATTCGGCCGTGCCGTCAACATGGTGCCCTCGCAGGTCAGCCAGCTAATTGGTAAGTCGCCAGTCAAAAACATCGGGAATTCAATTGCGAAGCGCATTGAGCAGGCCTTCAATAAGCCAGATGGGTGGCTCGACGTTCAGCATCGCGATCCTGAGGAGGCTGAGATATCTGATCTTTCGGGCGCCAGGCTCGTAACAGATGACGATGACTTGGCCCCAGTGATGGTCGCCATCCGCATGCTTCCTGATCAATTGCGTGCAGGGATCACCGGATTTGAGACGGACTATCTTTTCGAGGACTGTGGACAGCTCCATGTGCCACGACAGTGGCTCGAAGAAAATGACCTCACGCCAGATATGCTTCGTGCTGTCAGAGTAAAAGGCGAAAGCATGAAGCCCCTGCTGTACGAGGACGACATTGCTGTGATTAATATCAGGAATACCAGCCGAGTGAATGGCGGGGTTTTCGCACTAAACTTTAACGGTGAGCCAGTAGTAAAACGCCTGGAATATGATCGCCGCGAGTGGTATCTCTCTTCTGTGAATCCGGCGTTTAAGCGGGAGCCATGTCGAGCAGGCGAATGTAATGTCGTTGGCCGCGTCGTTCGCTTCGAGCCTCGTAACTTTAAGGATCGACTGTAAATGAAAGCATGGATTCTCGCTGCCGCCCTCCTTGCTGCGCAGCATGTAAGCGCTGCGCAGTGCAACAAGACGGCCGCCCAGGAGGTTCAGCGCGGCCTCAGCGAATTCGCTAAGTCGCACATCGAGGGCGATCATCTGACCGTGCACTGGACGTATGCAATCGAAAAACAGCCCGAGGCGAAGCGCCTGCAGATGGTCACGACCTATGCAGATATGGATGCCTGTCTGCGCGGTGGCGCGCGCGAGATCATGTTCTATCGCAAGGGAAGGTTGATGGGAATAGCTTCGCCAACTTCCGGAGTGCGGCTGGTGAAGTAACGCAACTATTGGTTAGATTTACTATTGCTAATAGTACATATAATTGGTGTGCGAAACGGCACGCCCCTATGCCGCACCAGGAATAAAAATGAAAGTAATATTGGTTGCAGCGCTGGCAGTCTCCCTTTCCATATCAATTCCAGCCTTCGCACGCGGCGGACATTCGGCGGCCCATGCAAGCCCATCTGGTCACAGCGCCAAAGTCGCAACTGGAACGGGGGCAAAATCATCTCACGAACATGTAAGTGGCTATACAAAAAAAGATGGTACGGTCGTCAAGGGGCACGATCGGTCCACGAAGGACGACACCACGGCAAATAACTGGTCGACCAAGGGCAATACCAATCCAGAGACTGGCAAAGCCGGGACAAAATGAAATCCCTTCTCCTTTGCTTTGCCTTGGCGGCCACTGTCGCGTTGACCGGCTGCGGCGGCGGAAATGACGACAGCGACACAGTTACCTGCAAAGATGGGTGGGTTTCCCATTCGAAAGATAAGCAAGGTGCGTGCTCCTCACATGGCGGCGTGCGCTAAATTGCTGTCGAATTTGTTTTAAAGACAGCCCGCCGCGTGCGGGCTTTTTAATGCCCTCGCATTTCCGATCACTTCCATCTTAGTAATATTCGACGCATAATGCTTTTATGCAACTATGCGCCGCCATCATCAAGATTAGGCAAGTCCAATTGGCCGTGGTCCAGGTCGAGCCAGAGCATACCTGGCCGTCCACTGGCCCGGCCGCCCTGCTCCATGCACAACGGTTCTTCCCTACCCTGCCTATTCTGCTGCTGTCGCCGCGCGTCGGCGGCTTCTCGCGCAGCTATTCCACGTTCGACATCGGACCGCTGATCAACCAAATCAACGCTGACGAAATCGAGTGGCAGACCTACCGGCCGCCACCGCCCCCTGAGCTACCCTTCTAAAGGCTTGCACCCGCCCCTTTACTGGGGCTTTTTTTCGTCCAGTCATTTGCCAAAAACTGCACCAAAAATGAATAATTAATCTTTTTGGTAAATTTTGCTTGCTGCATGTTTATCTTTTTGGTAAAGTCACTCCATCGAACGCAAACACAGGAGTACGACATGTCCCCAGCCGAACTTGCAGCACTTGAAGCGGTCCTCGTCGCCCACGGCGAAGTGATCCCGGCAATCGTCATCCCGGCGCGTGGCTGATCGCCATGCACATCGAATCCTCCGCTGTTCAGCAGCTGCTGATCACCGGCGCGTCCGGCTTAGACCCGATCCGCGTCCTGATCGAAGACCTGGAGTCGGGCAAAGGCCTGTTGACGGTCTGCTGCTTCCACAATGCCTGGGCCATGGCCTTCACCGGCTACTGGGGCGCAATGTCGGACCGCACGCTGATGCAGTTCCTCGTGGACTGCGACCCGGACTACATCGCCGGCAACCTGGAATGGTCGTTGGCCAAGACACGCAAGCAGACGAAGTACCTGACCCGCATCGTGGTCGCCATGCAAGCGGCGCTGCGCGAACTAGCGGCGAAGCCATGAGCGCCCGCGACGCCCTGCCCGGCCTGTTCACCGCCCCACCGGCGCGCGCAACGCTGCGCAAGTACAACGTATCGATCAAGTTTGCAGACGGAATTTTTGAAGCCACAGCCTGGGCAGGAAGCCCAAATCAAGCGCATGAGCTGGCGCGGGTCGATGCGCGTATGGCGTCTTGCAGCGGCACGTTTTATGGCCGCGAGTTGGGCTGGACTGCAGAGCTGGCAAAGGTTTAGCGGTCGCCCGCGCCGTAGTTCAAGGCGGGACAGGCCGGCGGGCCGGATAAATGCCCTGTGGGATCAGCATGCCCCGATTGATCTTCGTGAGGATCAGGCGCCAGGGGAAGCCCGGCGCCACAACCAACCTGGAAGGAAATACAGCATGTCGAAATTCAAAGAAAACCAGAAAGTGAACGTCAAGGGCACCAAAACCGACCCGGCGGCGCGCCCCGGCAAGTTCGTGAAGACGCATCCGGGCGTACGCGGCGACTTCCTAGAAGTGCTGCTGGACGGCTCGACGCAAAGCCAGCGCTTCCGCCCTTCGCAGGTGTCGGCAGCCTGATTTTAAGCACGGGCTAGTCGCCCTGGCCCGTCTCGCCGGCGTAACCGGCGGCCAACAAAGCAAGGGATGGGCGTGAACTTCGCCTCGATCTTCGCGCAGTAAAAGCGAAGGCCGGCCTTGAAGCAGCTGGATTTGTGACCAGCCCCTTGCTTTGTTGGCGGCCCACCAGCCGCAGGAATCACACGCCCGACGGATCGACAGGGCCGCCAGCACCATGAATTGCGTCAGCGGGCACGCGATGTATCAAGCGCCGGAGTTGCGACCCGCACCGGCCGCGCTTCCTGGCGTACGCAGGATTGAAAGCCCCGTAGTGGACTGGGTGCCGGACAGTGCGGCCGGCATCAGCAGGGTTCGATTCCCTGCCGGGGCGCCAATTTACCAGAGGAGCAGGACATGAGCTACATCATCACCATTCGCACCGCCAGCACGGTGCACAGCTTCGCCGCCATCGGCAACCTGGCCGCGCTGATCGATGCCGCTTACGACGATGGCGCCCTGGGCGTGACTGCGATGGTGCGGCCATGATCGCCCTCTTCCACCGCCTCCTGGCCGCCCACCGCCACTACCAAGCACAGCACCAGCACCGCATGAACAAGATGCGCCTGGCCGGCGTGCGCCGTGAGCTGGCCGGGCTCGAAGAAATGCGCAAGGAACTGATCACCGCGCAGATCGAAGCACTGATCGACCTGGACGCTTCCGCCGCGCGCGTGCAGCGCCTGGGCCGCGCCCACCGGGAGGCGCAGTGGACGTCGTAAGCCAAGCCGTGATGGACGTGGCCGGCCAGGCCCTACGCAACTGGCATGCCGGCCACGCCATCGTCTACGCCGTCCGCCTGGCGCTGTTGAAGGCGGAAATCATAAAACTCACAAGGAAAAAGTCATGAACGCAGCAACTAAAGAGGGTCAAACGGCCCTGCAAACAGCGCAGTACGGACAGGGTGATCTGTCCGTGGCCAGCACCAGCAGCGCCTCCCTGATCCTTGATGTTGCAAGCATGGATAGCATCATGCGCCTGGCCGACATCATGGCTAAGGGCCGCTCAACCATCCCGGACCACCTGAAAGGCAGCTCGGCCGACTGTGCAGCTGTCGTCATGCAGGCCATGCAGTGGAAGATGAACCCCTTCGCTGTGGCGCAGAAGACGCACCTGGTGAACGGCACGCTCGGCTACGAAGGCCAGCTGGTGAACGCAGCCATCCAGTCCAGCGGCGTCACGCTCGACCGCTTCAACTACGAATGGTTCGGGCCATGGGAAAAAATCATTGGCAAAACACGCGTTTGCGAGGCGCCTGCCAAGGGAAAGCCGGGCGATAAAGACTACAAAAAAGCCTATCAATACCGCGTGCCGGATTACCCCATGCAGAGCGAAGAAGGCTGCGGCGTGCGCATTTGGGCAACGCTGCGCGGCGAAAACGAGCCGCGCTATCTCGAACTGCTACTTGTCCAGGCCTCCGTGCGCAACTCGCCGCTCTGGGCGACCGATCCACGCCAGCAATTGGCTTACCTCGCCGTGAAGCGCTGGAGCCGCCTGTACGCCCCTGACGTAATCCTGGGCGTCTACACGCCAGACGAGCTTGAGGAAACGAACCGCGAAATGCGCGACATCACACCGGCCGCGCCTGCTGCAGATGATCGCACCATCGATCAGCTGCCGGAATGTACAGACGAGCTGTTCAAGCAAAAAACGCCGGAATGGCGCCAGACCATCCACAGCAAGAAGAAAACGCCGGCACAGCTGATTGCCATGCTCAGCACCCGGGCGACCTTCACCGAGGCGCAAAAAATGACGATCGACAGCTGGGCGCACGAAAACGACTAAGCGCCACACCACAAAAAAATCACCAAGGACACATCATGCAACGCGAAAATACTCTCACCCGCGAAATCCACAATCTGCTCCAGGGTAGCGACGACTGGCACGCCTTCCGCTTCGATCACCATGGCGCCAGCGAGGCGGCCGCAATGCTCGGCCTGTCGAAGAAGGTCACTCGCAGTGAACTGGTACGCATGAAGGCCACAGGCCTGGCCAAGGAGTTCAGCGACTGGGTGCAGGAAAACATCCTTGACTATGGACACGAGGTCGAAGCGCTTGCGCGCCCATTCGCCGAAAAAATCATCGGCGACGACCTCTACCCGGCCACCCTGTCGCTGGGCCGCGAAAGCGCCTCGTGCGATGGCCTGAACATGGCCGAAACTATCGGCTTCGAGCACAAGCAGTGGAATGCCGAGCTGGCCGCGTCGGTTGGCGCCGGCGCGCTGCCGGAAGAGCACCAGCCGCAGGTCCAGCAGCAACTGCTGGTGACCGGCGCCGAGAAGTGGCTGTTCATGGCATCCGACGGCACCGAGGACAACATGGTCTGGATGTGGGTATATCCGGACACCGCATGGTTTTCGCGCATCGTGGCCGGCTGGGAGCAGTTCGATATCGACGTCGCCAACTACACACAGGTGGACATTGTCGAGAAGCCAGCTGCCGAGCCTATCGCCGCCCTGCCCGCCCTGATCGTCCAGACCGAAGGTAAGGTCGTCAGCAGCAACCTTGTGGCGTACAAGGCCGCCGCCGAGAAGTTCATTGCAAAAATCAACACCAAGCTGGAAACCGACGAAGACTTCGCCAATGCCGAAAACACCGTCAAGTATTGCGGCGAGGCGGAAGACAAGCTGGAACTGGCCAAGGCCGCCGCCCTGGCGCAAACCGCGACCATTGACGAAGTGATGCGCACGGTCGACCACATCAAGGCACAGTTCCGCGCCAAGCGCCTGGAACTGGAAAAGCTGGTCAAGACCCGCAAAGAACAGATCAAAGAAACCATCCTGAACGAAGGTCGGCATGCCTTCACCGCGCACGTGGCCGCGCTCGAAACCGAAATTACGCCGCTGCGCCTGCAACTGCAGCAGCCGGACTTTGCCGGCGCCATGAAGAACAAGCGCACCCTGGGCAGCCTGCGCGATGCCGTCAGCACAACGCTGGCCAACGCCAAGATTGCGGCCAACACACAAGCCGCCGACTACCGCGCCAAGCAGGCATGGTGCCGCGAGCACGCCGCGACCTACGGTTTCCTGTTCATGGACATGGCCAACATCATCGGCAAGCCCATGGAAGACTTCCAGCTCGTCATCACCAGCCGCATCGCTGATCACAAGCGCGCCGAGGAAGCAAAGGCTGAAGCCGAGCGGGCCCGGATCCGGGAAGAGGAGCGCATCAAGGCAGAAAAGGCAGCCGCCGAAACGATCCGCCTGGCTCAGGTCGAATCTGACCGCCTCGCGGCTGAGTCGGCACAGGCCGAACGCGAGCGCACGGCCGCCGACACGCAGCGCCAGCTGGCGGAGCAAGCCTCGCAGATCGCTGCCGAGCGCGCCGCCGAGCCGGTCACCCAAGTGGCGACGCCCAAACCTACCGCGCCTATCAGCACGCGCCGCGCGCCAGCAGCCGCTGCACAGGTCCCGGCGCCGAGCCGCCCAGCGCCAGCGCCTGACCTGCTCGACGCCGCTGCCGATGACCTCTACCCATCCGACAGCGACATCCTCGATGTGATGTTCGACCAGTTCGGCCTGACGGCGGCCGAGGCCATCGACCGCCTGACCAAGTTCGACTTTGCCGCAGCACGCGCCGGCCTGATCGCCGAAGCCGAGTAACACCCCGCCCACCACCTGGAGAAATCAATGAATACAGCAGTCGCAGCACCACAAATCACCCTGCAAGCCATTCAGTCCTCGCAGATCGCGGCCATCGGCCACTGCCCGGCGACCGAAACGCTGGCCGTGCAGTTCTTCCGCAAGGGCGCGCCGGCGGACGTGTACCACTACGCCAACGTCACGGCCGCCGAATATGCAGCCTTCGCCGGCGCCGAATCCATCGGCAAGCACTTCTACGCGCACATCAAGCCGCATGCCGACAAGCATCCGTACACGAACATGGGCACGCCGGCCGTCGAGCTGGCGCCGGTCAAGCTGAGCAAGGAACTGCTGGCCGGCCTGCTGACGGGCCGCGAATACGGTAAGGAAATGGTCAAGGAAGAAGAGCAGCAGGCCAAGGCGGCCGGCCTGATCGTGATCTTTGGCGCCAGCGACGACCTGATGGAGTTCCGTGGCTTCGTGGACGACGAGCGCGGCGCACCCACCATCGCACTGCTCGACGCCAAGGGCTTGCTGCCATTCCGCGAGGATATCCAGCACGACGACGATGCACTCAAGGACTATTTCGCCCGGGCGCCACAGGTGCGCGCCGTGGATGCGCTGTGGGGCAAGGAAGACGGCTACAGCTGGACTTATCGAACCGACGTGCCGCACGCCACCTTTGAAATCGTGGAAGACGGCGAACCGTACTGCCGCGGCATCGTGATCGACGTGGCCGACCTGGCTGTCGAACCACGCTAATCACATTGGCGATGGACTGTCGTCCTCCTCAGGCTCAGGGTTGCCCATTTCATGATCAGTTGCTGGTCGTTGCTGCGTCAAGCCATGGCACACAGCAAGGCAGGCGCCAAGACTGCCACTCGAAAGACACAGTACGAAGGCTTCAGCCTGACGGGGCGATTCGAAACTGTAGACAAGGTCGGAAACAAGTATCTCGGTACTGGAGAGCTGCGTGTAAGAAGTGCTCATAGAAGGCCTAATTAAAGTTTTGACTATATCGCCAATCATGCAAAGGAGCAACTAAATGAATGCCAAATCTCAGCCTGCGGGAGCACCGCCTTGACAGAAATCGTGCTCATGAAAATGGCCAATATTCTCGTGCCGCACGACGAGGCGGCGGCCGACTTCATCCAAAAGATGAAGGCCGGCGGGCTGATGCACGCCGACTTCAAGAAGGTGCGGAACTACCAGTTTCACAAAAAATACTTCGCCCTGGTGACTTTTGCCTTTGATCAGTGGGAGCCACGCGGCGGCCTGACCTACCAGGGCCAGCCAGTGGCAAAGAACAAGGAGCGCTTCAGGAAAGACATAGCGATCCTGGCCGGTTTCTTCGAATCGACGGTGAACCTCAAGGGCGAGGTCCGCCTTGAGGCGAAAAGCATTTCGTTTTCGCAGATGGACGAGATCGAGTTCGAGGCGCTGTACAGCGCGACCATCGACGTGATCCTGTCCCGAATTTTGACCAAATACACCAGAGAAGACCTGGACAACGTAATTAACCAGCTGCTGGCATTTACCTGAGTGCCGCATTGCAGTACGAAAAGGATTCTCATGAAGATGTTGCAACTAGCAGGTCAGCGATTCGGCCGCCTACGCGTAATCGAGCGTGATCCAAACGGAGCAAAGCGCGTTATGTGGCGCTGCGTGTGCGACTGCGGAAGAGAGGCGACTGTTCGTAGTCAGCACCTTTCATCCGGTGCTACTCAGTCATGCGGCTGCCTCACTGTCGAGAGAAATCGAGACCGTGCGACGCATGGCATGTCCCGCACAACAACTCATGTCATCTGGAAAACCATGCGTGCGCGCTGCCAGAACCCAACTGCATCTGGCTATGCAGATTATGGCAGCCGGGGAATTACCGTTTGTGAAGCATGGGATTCGTTCGAAGTATTCCTAGCTGACATGGGTGAGCGGCCACCTGGCATGTCGATCGAGCGCATCGACAACAGCAAAGGTTATGCGCCAGAAAACTGCAGGTGGGCGTCGAACAGTGAGCAGTGCAGGAATAGACGTAGCACACATTTGATTGAGTACCGCGGCAAAACACAATGTCGAAAGGATTGGGCTATTGAACTTGGGGTAACCGCCCAGCGTTTAAATCGACAAATCGAAAAGCTAGGCATTGAAAACGCCTTCGAACTACTTAGGAAATGACCATGTTCTTCAAAAACTTACAAATCTACCGTCTGGCCGGGTTCTCCATGACTGCCACCTCACTCGAGCAGGCGCTGGCACAGCAGCTGTTCACGCCCGCCACCAGCATGGACCTGGTGCGCCAGGGCTGGGCCGCGCCGCGCGGCGCCGGCCAGCCGCTCGTGCATGCCGTCGGCAGCCAGTTCCTGCTGCAGCTGAAAACCGAGAAGAAGCTGCTGCCGTCGACCGTGGTCAACCAAGTGGCCGCCGCCCGCGCGCTGGAAATGGAAGAAGCGCAAGGCTTCGCGCCTGGCAAGAAGGCCATGAAAGAACTGAAGGAGCGCGTCACCGACGAGCTGCTGCCGCGCGCGTTCCCGCTGGTCAGCACCACGGCCGTGTGGATCGACCCGATCAATGGCTGGCTGGTGGTGGACGCAGCAAGCCCGGCCAAGGCCGACGAGGTGGTCAAGCTGCTGCTGAAATCCGTCGACAAGTTGCCGCTGGAAAGCCTGCGCGTCATGCGCTCGCCGGTCGGCGCCATGACGGAATGGCTGCAGGCGGACGAATCCCCTGCCGGCTTCACGGTCGACCAGGACGCGATCATGCGCGCCACGGGCGAAAGCAAGGCCCAGGTGGCGTACAAGCGCCACACCCTGGAGGCCGACGATATCCGCCGCCACATCGCCGCCGGCAAGCAGTGCACCCGCCTGGCCATGACCTGGAGCGACAAGATCAGCTTCGTGCTGGACGAGTCTCTGGCCATCAAGTCAGTCAAGCCGCTGGAAATTATCAAGGAAAGCGCCACGCGCAACGACGACGAGCGTTTCGACAGCGATTTTGCGCTGATGTCAGGCGAGCTAGCCAAGATGCTGGCCGACTTGGTGGAGGCGCTGGGCGGTGAAATGGACGCGGTAGCGCCAGCGGCGCGCCCGGCCATCGACGCAGCGCCAGCCAAAGGCCACGAGCCAGTGCGCGAACAGCGCGTGTTGTTATCGCTGGATGATCATATCGCCGGCCAGCTTGCACAGCGAGGCCTCACGATGCACAACCTGGGGCCCAAGGCGGCGGGCGCCGTTCCGCCCGGCGACGGCAGCGCGAGCGATCCGCTGTACGAGCAGGCAGTCGAAGTCGTGCGCACGCAGCAGCGAGCATCGATATCGCTGGTGCAGCGCCACCTGCGCGTCGGCTACAACCGCGCGGCCAGGCTGATCGAGTCGATGGAAGCCGGTGGCGTTGTCAAGGGTACCCAGGGCATCTACACGGTGGCGGGAGCTGCAGCATGAGCGGCGTGCGCACCCCTGGTCTGCTTTTCGTTGCCGAAACCGGCCAGGATGAAGGTAGCAGCCCGGAAACCGTGATCCGTGGAATGGACGGTCAGGCCGGCGTGGCGGTCGCCATCGACTTCGGCGCGAACAATCCGGGCATGCGCGAGGCCAATGCACATCGCCTGGTCGCCTGCTGGAATGCACTCGACGGACTGTCCGACGATCATCTTGCCGGCGGCTGGAACGCGCGCGGCATGAGCGCCTACGCAAAGGGGCTGGAAGAAAAGCTGCGCGTGGCGCGCGACTTGCTCTTGGCGATCAAGAAGCTGGACGATGGCGACGACATTACCGATCACGATGAAGGCATGCCTTGCACATCTGAACAGTTCAATGAGGTGATGGTGAGCGTGCGCGATGTCTTGGACATAGGCACCAGGCTGTCATCTAATCCCAATCACCAGATCTGTATATCGCCGGAGGAACTGAGTTAAGCAAAAACGCTTCGCATTCTTCTTTTGCCTGTTGCAAGGCATCGTGGCGAAAGATGAAGCGCCTTTTCAAGCGGAATACCGTTGGCGGAATCGACAATGCTGCAAAAACTCTATCGTATTCAACTACCGACCCGTGCCGCTCAAAGTATCGGGCATCCCAACATTGTTTGCGGAGCTGCTTTAGCTCTATCCAGTATGAGCGCCCAGCAATCGAGGCTGTTTCGACTTTTATCATTTAGGAATCTTAGCATGAGTCTTCCATACGAAAACGCCACCAGCGGCGCCAACGCGCTGGACGAGATCGGCAAGGTGCTGACGCGCTTCGGCACCATGACCGACAACGAGGCCGGTGAGCTGCTGGTGCAGTTCAGCCATCGCGGCAAGGACGTGTCCGTGAAGGCCAGCTACCGCGGCTACGCGGCCGCCTGGCTGAAAGCGCACCCGCACTCGAACCGCATGAAGGCAAACAAGACGCACACGAGGCGGCCGCGCTGGCGCAGGCCAAGATCAGCGTCTGCTCCATCCTGCGCGACTGGATCAAGGGCCAAGTCACGGCCATCGAAGTCGGCATTCTGACGTTCGAGGGTGCATTCCTGGGCCAGATCCTGCTGGACGACGGCAAGACGGTGCTGGACCACGTGACAGGCTGTGGCCTGCTGCGCATTGAATCGGAGAAATAATGAAAGCACTATCCATTCGCCAGCCTTGGGCGTGGCTGATCGTTAATGGTCACAAGGACATCGAGAATCGCAGTTGGACAACCCGGTTTCGTGGCGATTTCTTGGTTCATGCCAGCAAGGGCATGACGCGTGCCGAATACGACGACGTCGACCTGATGCTCGCGCTGGACGAGCAGCTGCGGCACATCAAGCTGCCGGCCTTCGAGCATCTGGAGCGCGGCGGCATCGTCGGCGTGGCCACCATCACCGATTGCGTCACCCGGTCCAAGTCGCCCTGGTTCTTCGGCTCGCACGGTTTCGTGCTGGTTGGTGCAAAGCCGGCGCCGTTCGCGCCGCTTAAAGGCATGCTGGGCTTCTTCGATGTGCCTAACGACTTAGTGACGCCATGAACCCGCGCCTCTACAAGAAGCAGGCCAAGCGCGCAGTGCAGCTGCTGCGCAGTCATGGCGACACGACGAAATACAGGCCGTCGACCGAGCCAGGCGTCACCGATGAGCCATTTTCGTGGAAACGCGGCAAATGGCTGCGTCAGCACCGCCCCGCCGAATACAGCTTGTGGCAGCGCATCGGCGCGATTCCAGAGGTTTCCTGGCAAGACTTCGATGGCGAGTGGGATGGTCATGATTCCCGCACCGGCTGGGAGCGCCATTACGACCATGCCCGCTTGCCGCCAGATTACTGGGACGGACCGGAATGGGAAGGCGGCGGCAAACCGTGGCCGCGCGTGACCACCAGCCAACGCATGGGCATGTGGCGATACAGCCAGCTTGCGCCAGGCTGGCGGTGGCGCGGTGGGCGCGCGGTGGAGGTGACACTATGAAGCCACTGCTTGCCTATGAGGTGCGCGAGCCTGGTGAAGGCCACTGCGTTATTCGCTTTGCCACCAGCGGGGCCGCAGCGCGCCGTGAAGGCGCCAACGAACTCGACTGCGGCTTTAACGAGGTCGAGCACTGCTTACGTAAGCCGCAGTTCGACCAGTACGCTCCCGGCCCGGTGCCGCACGCGGTGCTGATCGAGCACGGCTGGTGGTTCGAGTGCCACCACTGCAGCCGGCGCGTCAACGAAACCATGCAGCAAGAAGCCGAGGATGCAGGTGAAGACTACGAGCACCTGGAAGTTGTCACGGATGGCGATGCCGTCTACTGCAGCCACAGCTGCGTGATGGGAGCGTTTGTCGAGCAGCGCGCGCAAAAGGCAGCCCAGGCGGCCCTGATCGAGTTCTTTGCGGTCAGGTATCCGGACTGCAAGATCAGCAGCATCTGGGTAAGCCGCGCGCCGCTGCAGGGGCCAGACAGGCTCGGATATGCCCAGGCGCTCCTCTACTTCAAGTTTCCAGGGGCGCAGCACGACGCCACCTTCACGTTCGGCGAAGACTGCATGCGCATCTCGCCTGGTGACAGGCCAGCTTTCTACGCCTGGCGGGGCATCAAGATGCCCACCACGGAGGCAGCATGACCGATGACGACGAAGTGCCGAACAGCGAGTGCAGCCCCGGCGCCGCGCGCGTGGCGGCGGCCCTGATCCTGATTTACGTGGCGGCGACCCTGGCGGGCGTCTTGGCCGCGACAACCTGAAAGGTAGATATGAAAACAATAATCGAAGCCGTGCAAGTTCAGCGCCGCGAGGATGGCAGCTACTTCCACCCCGCCCTGGCCAATTCGCCGGACGATGACAGCGCCGTAGCGTTCAGCGCCTGGTTGGCGGAATGCGGCGTCGAAGTCACCCGCGTCTGGATGGAGATCGATGCTGCACTGCTTTGCGGGCGCTACATGGACGACGATACCGACGCACTGAAGGAGTGGCAGCCCACCACACCAGTCGGCACCGACTGGTTCCTTCTGGCCATCTTCGACACCGAGGACGATGGTCCCGTAGCGTACTTCGTCCGGCCTGCGCCGGCCGTGACATGAGCAGCCGCAGCCCAGCGCCCGCGTCGGAAACCCCGGCAGAGGCCGCCTACAAGCTGGACCGCGCCGTGCTGCGCGCGATCCACACCTGCCAGCCCGTGCTGTTCGAGGGTCAGCAGCACCACTTGCGCGCCATGGGCGCCCAAGTGCTAGGCGGGGGCGTGTCTTCCGTGATCTACCTGATGGGCGACGCGACACCGCGCCAGCCAAGCGAGATAACCTTTTTGGAGCATGAAGAATGATCAACAACGAAAGTATCGAGGCGCTGGAGCAAGCCGCGCCCCCTTCGCTCGCGGTAGCGCCGCAGCACCTGGCCGTGCCGGATGGCTGGACGCTGGTTCCGGTACAGCCAACGCCCGAGATCATTGCTGGCGCCGCAATAGCATCCTGGCCGACCGCCTCACTTGCTGATATAGATCTGGCGCGTCGGGCCGCGCCGCTGGTGCTGATGCAAATGAACATGGCGCCTGGCACATCTGTCGAATCGCTGGCTGGCATGCTCGCCACTATGGCGCCAGCATATCGAGCAATGATCGCCGCGGCGCCTGCTCCCCCATCGGTGCACATCGTGGTTAAAGACGTGACGGCTGTAGACGCGTGCGCCGAAATGCGCGCCTTGTGCAACGCCTGCGGCGGAACTGGCGACGTGCATGGGCTGGACGGCGAATGGCGTGGCCAATGCACTTGCGTCCATGCATGGCAACAGCGCGCCGAGAAAGCCGAAGCCGATTTGAAGCAGGTCAACGAATGGCGGGCAGCGGCGCTGGCAGAGAATATGCAGTCCGGGGAGCGCTGGGCCAAACGAATCGCCGAGCTTGAGGCTCAGCTCGTGCGTCGCCGCGCCCCGCTCACGCCCGAGGCGCAGCAAGCCATCGCGGCCGCGCGCGCCGCCGGCCAGACCATTGCGGCAACGCCGGGCGGCCTGGTCTTCTTGAATAACGGCACCGAGCAGGACCGCGGAACGTTGGATTGCCCGGCATGCGGTGGCAGCGGCCACGCAGGCGACGCCTCGGCCGGGAGCACGCCATGAACATGAGCGAAGTCGAAATGCGCCACATCGCCGAAATGGTGGCGGCACTGGACAAGGCTGGCGGCAAGCGCACCGCCAACACGGCCGGCGAACTCAACAGGCAACAGATCTGCGCCGCGCTCGGCGTCAGCGAATCAACGATCCGCCGCCTCGAGCAGGCCGGGCTGCCATACACACCGGTCGGCGCGCGCTCCAAGCGCTACGACCTTGAAGAATGCAAGAAGTGGTTAAAGGAGAACAACCAATGTCCATCTGGGACGACAAAAAAGGCAGGAAGCACGTCGGCATCATGGTCGATGGCAAAAGAATTCACAGAAAGCTGCCGGAAGGCGCAACTACGAGTGATGCCAAGTTAGCTGAGGCAGAGTTGCGCGCAGCGGTTGCGCGCGCTCCGAAAAGCCAACAGGTGCACATTCCCGGCGACCCGCCGATGGCCTTCATCCTCGCGCTCTACGTCGAGCACGCCGCCAGTTTGCGTAGTAGCGACACGTCGAAGCATCATGCGAAACGGCTTGGACCTTGGGCGGAGCGCTACAAAGCGAGCCAGGCCCAAGAGTTTGCCGATCATGTTATCCGTGACATGAGCAAGCTCATACCAAATAAGAAAACCGGCAAACTGGAGCCTGCCTATGCGCCAGCAACGGTGAACCGGTCATTGGCCTGTGCAAAAAAAGGGTTGCAGCTGGCATGGCGCCAGCGCCTCATTCCTGAAAATTATGGCTTGCGGATCGATAACGTGGCCGTCAACAACAAGCGCGAGGTGTTTCTCACGGTTGAGCAAGTGAGGAAGATCGCAGCCTTCTGCACGCCGATTGCGCAGGCCGCGATATGGGCGGCACTGCTGACTGGCGCGCGCCGCGGTGAGCTGTTTCAGATCCAGCGTGAGCATATTGGAAAGGACTCGATTACCTTCCCTGCCAGCAATACTAAAACACTCCGGATGCGCGTGGTGCCTATCATCCCGGCCTTACGGCCATGGTTGAAGTATTTTCCGTTGGAGATGACGTTGTACGGTGTGCAGTCCTCGTGGCGCCGCGCGCGCGTGAAGGCTGGCATGCCTCACGTGAATTTCCATGACCTGCGCCATTCTTGCGCGAGCATAATGCTGGGCCTGGGCGTGGACCTCTACACCATCAGCAAAATTCTCGGCCATGCCAATGTGCAAACAACACAGCGCTACGCACACCTGCAGGTGGATGCTCAGCGCCTCGCGCTGGACAAGCTGTCCGCTCTGGTGGTGGCAAAGTAA